ATGGATAAGAACAAGAAAGAGCGGGTAAACCTGCGAAAACGCAAAATGCCATCAGGCAACACAAGCCTGTACCTTGATGTCTTCATAAAAGGCGAACGTAAATACGAGTACCTGAAGCTGTACCTTGTGCCGGAACATACACGTGCCGACAAGGAGAAAAACAGGCAGACAATGCAGCTTGCGGAAGCCATAAGGGCTAAACGCACAGTTGAGATACAGAACAACGAATACGGCTTCAAATCAGCCTATGCGGAAGAAACGCTTTTCTTTGACTACTATAAAGCAATGTGCGAAAAGCGTTTAGGCTCTAAAGGTAATTGGGGAAACTGGAGTTCCTGCTTGAAACACTTGGAGAAATACGAACGTAACCACAGGATAACATTCGCCCAAATCACACCGAAATGGGTAGAGGGATTCAAGAACTATCTTGAAAACAAAGCCTGTGCATGGGAAAATGACAGTAGGGAACGTGTCAAAGACAGACCGTTATCACGGAACTCCAAGCTAAGTTATTTCAACAAGCTGAGAGCCTGTCTCAATCAGGCTTTTGATGACAGAATCATTGCACACAACCCGATAAGGGGCATAGAGGGCTTCAAAGCAGAAGAAGGTACAAGAATGTATCTGACACTTGACGAGGTAAAGAAACTCTCGCAGACCGAATGCGAATACCCGAAAATCAAACGTGCGTTCCTGTTCTCATGCCTGACAGGGTTAAGACGAAGCGATATACTCAAACTTACATGGGGAGAGGTACACCAGCAAGGCGACTTTACCCGGATAATCTTCCGGCAAAAGAAAACAGGAGGTCAGGAATACCTTGACATAACGCAACAGGCGGCAGAACTCATGGGGGACCGTGGAAACCCTAACGACTACATATTCACGGATATATACTCTCCTACCTGTACGAATGAAGCCATAAAAAGATGGGTACTGAGAGCCGGAATACACAAGGAAATCACGTTTCATTGCGCAAGGCACACATTTGCCGTGCTTATGCTTGACTTGGGAACTGATATTTACACCGTTTCAAAGCTGTTAGGACACAGGGAGTTATCCACCACTCAAATTTACGCTAAAGTGCTTGACAAGAAGAAACAGGAAGCAGTAGCAATGATACCCAAAATCATCGAATAACGGTTTTTGGTTTTCCCCCTTATACCCCCTTTCCTATATATTTATATATTATAATTATTATATATAATAAAGAGATAAGGGGGTATGGGGGAAAAGAGAGGATTTTTTCATTTTTCAGCCGTTTTTCGTTTTGTCCGTGTTGTTTTCGCAAACATTTCGCCCTCACCGAACAGCAGCCAGTCAGAAGAAACCCCGAATTTTTTAATCATCGGTAAAATCCAAAAGACCTCAAAGAATCCCTTATTGAGGTCTTTTTTTTGTGCATACAGATGACGCTTGTCTATACCGAACTCTTTACAGTAGGTCTGTACCCCCCTGATTGCTTTTGCTTCGATTACTGCTTCCAACGCCTTAAAGAAACGCTCCATCACCGCTATTGTCTCATCACGGTAAACCCTACGCCTGCTCATAAGCCCAACAAATCACATTTCAGCCACATCACATCACCGTACAGGGCTTCGATTTCGCCACATGGTAAATTACCCACCTTGCGCCTGTCCATTTCAAATGCAAGGCTCTTTTGGGCTTCATTTATCAAATCCGCATCCGCTTTCCCAGTGGCTATGTAATCGGAAAACGTTTTTTTCAGCAATTCGATAACTGTTCTGTTGCAATTTTCCATTCTCATTTTCCATTAAGATTTTCTATAACTGTAAGCAACCTGTCTATCTGTTCATCCTTTTTTTCCAAAAGTCCGATGAATTTTTCAGATATGGCAGAAATCTGATTACCGTTACCAGATACTGCTATACCGTTATCATTGGCTATGGCTTTTGCCGTATCAGGATAGAACATACAAACATTTTTGTTGGTCGCACGGGCTATTTTTTCAAGCAGACCACTACTCACATCTTTCGCTCTCAATGCAGAATGAAGCCTTTGATCGCTATCATATCCCAATAAACGAGCCAATTCAGACAATACCAGCCCTTGTTGCTTCAAAATTTCTTTTACCTCCTCACCGCTCATATTCAATTAGTTAGAAGAATACATACAATTTTATTTATAAAAACAAACATATTTATTTGCCAGTATCAACAAAACTCTTTACCTTTGTCGTAGCGATAAGGAAAGATATTGATACAATTAGGTAAAACCTGCGAGCAAATATAAGCATATCGTGCTTATTAAGCAAGCGCATAGCAATAAAATAGCAAAATGACAGCAAAAAAAACATTCAAGGAACTGTACGATGAGGAACTGAGGAAGCCTACCGCAGCGCAAAAATTCGTCAGCGAGGTCTCAGAATTGACCCATCGCAGCGAAGTAACGGTCAGAATGTGGTTGTCCGGGAGACAAGTCCCTGACGAGCTTGCACAGACCATAATTGCCAAAAAGTTTAATGTCGATGTCAAATCACTTTTTCCAAAGGAGGTACAACAGGCATGAGAAAGATTATATCGAATTGGCGCATTGCAGTGATGTGTCTGTTAGGCACGATAGCCTTAATCTGCATTGTTTCAGAACCTACAAACGAAAACACTTGGTTCAGGGATTTTTTAATAGCTAAATCCATAGGTACAGCAAGCGCATACATCCTGTATAGGACTGCAAGATATTGGGAAATCAAGCACCTGTTACCTGAACTTGACTTTTTGAAGGAGGTGTAATATGAAAGAACAATTAGACCGCATAGAAAGGCTAGTAAGAGTCGGAGCAAAAGAAGTCCTTAACGTGGAAGAAGTGGCTCTGATGCTTGGAGTATCAAAAAGCAGGGTTTACCACCTTGTTAGCAGCAGGGACATCCCACACTACAAGAACGGTAAAAGCGTGCTGTTCAAGAAGTCAGAAATTGAGGACTGGCAACTTAGGGACAGGATACCGACCAACGAGGAAATAGACATCAAAGCGGCTACCTATGTAGCCACCAACAAAAAATAATTCAACGCAACATGAGCAAATCAATCATCATTTCAAAAATTGACTTCCTGAATTTCAAAGGCATTCGGGATTTGTCGGTGGAGTTCGACCAAGAACTCACAATCATTTACGGAGACAACGGTATCGGCAAGACAACAATCTTTGACGGAATAACATGGGTGTTGTTCGGCAAAGACAGCAAAGACCGCAAGAGTTTCGGTATAAAGACCTACGATGAAAACAACCATGTGATACCACGCATTCCGCACGAGGTTACGGTTACATTACTCGTTGATGACGAAGAAGTAACGCTATGCAGACGGTATAACGAGAAATGGACCAAGAAAAGAGGCTCTGCAGAAGAAGTTTTTGACGGACACGAAGAAGAACGTTTGTACAACGGTGTACCTTGCTCCATGAAAGAATACAATGAAAAGATAGCATCGTTATGTTCCGAAGAGTTTTTCAAATTCATAACCAACCCTCTGTATTTTACAAAGCAGAAAGCGGATGTGCAACGTGCCATGTTGTTTAGAATGGCAGGTGGAGTATCTGATGCAGATATAGCATCAGGTAACAGGGAGTTCGAGAACCTGTTATCCAAACTGACAGGCAAGAACCTTGACGAGTTCAAACGTGAAATACAGGCAAAGAAACGCAAGATAAAAAACGAGCTTGACATGATTCCGTCACGCATTGACGAGCGCAAGCGTGATATGCTGACCTCCGAAGATTGGGATACGCTGGAAAAAGAGCTTGAAAGCAAGAAAAAAGCATTGGAAGACATCGAACAACAGCTTATTGACGCTTCAAAAGCCGCTGAGGTATCAAACCAACACAAAATGACGCTCATAAAAGAAGCCGGGAAAATACAGGAAAAGAAAGCGGAACGCCAATTCAAAATCAAAGAGGATATTCTTGCAGAATACCGCCAACAACAGAGCGCACGCAACAAACTGGTTTCGGCTATCTCAGCGGAAGAAAGTACAATCGCAACGCTTAAAACACGCATTCAGGAATACGATAACAGCCTTGTGAAATTGGCACAAGACCGGGAATATCTTATATCCGAGTGGAACTCCATCAATGCGGAACAGCTTACTTTCAACGAAGATGAGTTTATATGCCCGACATGCAAACGCAGGTTTGAGGTTCACGAAATCGAAAGCAGACAGCAGGAAATATCGGAAACATTCCTCAAAAACAAATCTGAACGGCTGGAGCGTAACAAACAAGCTGGAATGGGAATAAAACGCAAACGTGAAGAAATCGAACAACTCAAATTACAAGCCGAGGTGAACGTGTCATCAAAACAGGCATGGATTGACGAACAAAAGGCTTCATCGCTATACATCAACGAGCTTGTAGAGCCCGAAACGGCATCAGTTATAGCAGCCGACCGTGAATATATCGAGTTGTGCAACCAAGAAACGGAACTCCGCAACCAAATCAACAACGAAGCAGATACAAGCTCGTCAGACAATTCGGAACTCATTGAGGGAAAGAGAACCATAGTCTCGTCCATTGACGAATTGAAAAAGATGTTATCAAAAAAAGAAGCGATAGAGCGAAACAATGCACGTATATCAGAACTGGAAACCATGATGCGCAAGCAATCACAGGAATATGCGGAGCTTGAGGGGATAGAGTTTACAATCACGTCATTCTCAAAGGCACGTATCGAAGCGGTGGAACGCAAGATTAACGGAATGTTCAAAACCGTAAAATTCAAGATGTTCGAGCAGCAGATTAACGGTGGAGAGGTTGAAACCTGCGAAGCCATTGTAGGTGGTGTTCCGTTCTCCGACCTGAACGATGCAGGGAAAATCAATGCCGGGCTTGACATCATCAATGCAATATGCGACTTCGAGGGTGTATATGCCCCAATCGTGATAGACAATGCGGAAAGCGTAAACGAACTGCTTCCTACCAAATCACAGCAGATAAGGCTCGTGGTATCAAAAGACAAGAAACTTGTAATCGAATGAGGCTATGGGAAATTATAATTGGGAAACCAACTTCGAGACAGCGGAAAACCTCATGGTGCATACTATGCCCGGAGGCAGGGTCATCGTCAAATCCGACCTGAACACAGGTATCGTTAACGTGGAACAGGACGGCAACGTGATTGAAAGGCACGACGGCTTCCACCTGTCAGAATATACAGAATTTTTACAGGGCATAGCGGACAAAGCCGCAAAGCTCAATATTGACAACAAATAAATTCAACGCATTATGCAAAACAATCAAAATCAAGTTGCTACCACCCAACAAGGGACGGTAGCAAAACAGCCCCGACAAATCGATGTACTGAAAAGCGTACTAAACGCTCCATCTGTACAGGAGCAGTTCGCAAACGCACTGAAAGACCACAAGGACGCATTCGTGGCTTCTATCATTGACCTTTACAACAGCGACAATCAACTGCAAGCCTGTAACCCTAAACAGGTCGTATCGGAAGCCCTGAAAGCGGCAACGATGAACCTGCCGATTAACCGTGCGCTCGGTTTTGCTTACATCGTGGTTTTCAACAACAACGTGAAACAGCCTGACGGAACTTGGGTAAAAGTGCCTACCCCGACATTCGTTCCCGGTTACAAGGGCTATATCCAACTTGCCATGAGAACAGGGCAATACAGAACTATCAATGCAGATGTCGTGTATGAGGGTGAGGTACGCAAGGTGAACAAGCTGACCGGGGAAATCGCATTTGACGGTGAAAAGACATCGGACAAGGTAGTCGGCTACTTTTGCTACTTCGAGTTGTTGAACGGCTTTGCCAAGACATTGTACATGACCGTCCACGATATGGCAGCATACGCAAAACGCTATTCGCCATCCATGAAAGCGGCTACAACGGTGGAAATGCTCGAACAGCTCGCCAACACTGCAACCGTAAGCAAAAAGGTCGGTTGGGAGGGTAATTTCAATGATATGGCATTGAAAACGGTTATCCGCAAATTGCTGTCAAAATATGGCTACCTATCGGTGGAAATGCAAGGAGCTATGGCTAATGACGATGAACAGTCGTTCCAGCGTGACACAATGCTTGGAAACGCAAATCCGCAAGTGATTAATATCAATGCTTCAAGCTACGAGGTATTGGACAATGGCAACGCCAAGCAGGAAACGCCTGTTTCAGATGGTCCCGGATATTAAACTCATGGAGGATAAAAAGATGAGACTGAACGTTCTTGGGAGTGATAGTAACGGCAACTGTTACATATTGCAGACCGATACGGAGGCTTTAATCATTGAAGCAGGTGTACGTATGTCCGATGTAAAAAAAGCCCTTGGATGGAATATTTCAAAGGTTGCAGGAGCTGTCATTTCCCATTGCCACAACGACCATGCCAAATACATCAAAGACTTCATGCAGAACGGCATCACGGTATTGGCTCTTCCTGATGTGTTCCGTGCGAAAGGGATACAAAGCCTTTCATTCAGGAAAGACATAGAAGCCAATCATGGCTACATAATCGGTGGCTTCAAAATATTTGCCATTCCTGTATGCCACGATGTGCCATGCTTGGGTTTCATCATCGAGCATGAAGAAATGGGACGGTTGCTTTTCGTGACGGACACAATGATGCTTGAATACAGCGTACCGGGACTTAACCACATACTTTTGGAAGCAAACTATGCGGATGACATACTGGATGCAAAGATAGACGCAGGTCTCGTTCCGGCTTCAATGAAACCGAGGTTGATACAATCCCACATGGAAATCAGAACAGCAAAAGGCATACTTAAAGCCAACGACCTGTCGGGTGTGAACGAGATAGTCCTCATACATCTTTCAAACGGAAACAGCGATGAGAAGAGGTTTATCCGTGAGGTGCAGGAAGTAACCGGGAAGCCTGTTTACGTTGCAGCCGCAGGCATGGAACTGAATTTATGCAAAAATCCATACTGACATGAAGATACAGGTTATCAAGAAAGGCGGACGGTTTGACCTTAGAACGGTTTACGAGGCTTTCAGGGGATTTGCAGACGGTGTGTATATGCTGACGGCTAAACGCATCAGAAAAATCCGGAGCAACGACCAAAACTCATACCTATGGGGATGTGTATATCCGCTCATGCTTGATGCCCTGATTGATGCAGGTTGGGATGACTTTACAAACACGGAACAGGTACATGAGTTCTGCAAATCCCAATTCACGAAAGAAAGCGCAGTAAACAAGTTTACAGGTGAGATAGTGGAGTTCCCCCACTCAACCGCCAACATGGACACGGTAACATTCTCTACATACGTGGATAAAATCAGGGATTTTGCAAAGGAGTTCCTGAATGTGGAAATACCCGACCCCGATAAGTTTTGGAGAATTAACAAACTAAATAACAAAAATAATGAACATCAAAATTTCAGTAACAATGAGTGAAGTTAGAATTTCAAAAGAACAGCTAATCAACAGCTACAAAACAGCGGACAATGAAACAAAGAAAACGCTGGAAGCCATTTTCGGTAAAGAAATGTTCAAGCCGAAAGACATCAAAGAGCGCATCAAGACATTCGAGGATGCAAGAAGCGAACTCGGTAGCGCACATCCGCTTGTGGAAGAATACGAAACCATTACATGCCGTTGCGGAGGTCTGAGTGCCGACATCTTGGCTTACATGAAACTCCGCATCATCGCAGCGGCACTCAACGAGGGATGGGAGCCGCAATTTGCAGAGGATGAATGGCGATATTTTCCTTGGTTCTACCTCTATACCCAAAAAGAGATAGACGAAATGGACGAAGAAGAAAAAGCCCGTGTGGTGTATCGGTCGTACAGCCATGCGTATGCGTGTGGCGGTGTTGCGTATGCGTACACGTACTACGATTCATCGCACACGTTCACTTACATTGGTTCTCGGCTTGCCTTCAAGTCAAGCGAACTTGCGAAATACGCTGGCGAACAGTTTGTTGAGATTTGGGCTGACTACGTTTTCAAGCCGGATGAAAAACAAGGGAAATAAACAACAGGGGCGGCAATGTCGCTGCCCCATAAATACACAGGTATGGAAAAAGTATTATTCGCTGAATACTCCGAAAAGGAGCGCAGACAGATGTTGTCCGACAATGCAGACAGCATGGAGGAAATAGGCTACATGAAAGCCTTTACCTCTGACGAAATGGAAGAAATGAAAGACAGGCTTTCAAAAATCGTGATTGACATCAACGACATTGAGGAAGAGAAGAAAGCGGCTAACGATGAGTTCAAGCTCCGCAAGAAACCGCTGGAAACAGAAAAGCAAGAGCTTTTAGCCAATATCAAGAGCAAATCCAAATATGTTTTGGAAGACTGTTACAAGTTCTGTGACCACAGCACACAGATGGTCGGCTATTACGATGAGCAGGGAATACTCGTGCATAGCAGACCGATGAGACCTGACGAACGGCAAAAGACGATTTTTCAGGGATTGAGACCCGAAACCAACAACAGGGAAAAAACAGGAACTAACGATTAAAATTTAGAATTATGCAACCAAAAGAATTGAACATTACAGTAGATAACGGAATCAAGACCATAGAAGTGCTTACGGGGGCTTCCCTTGAGCCAAAAGAGCCTAAAAAGGTAGAAATACTCGGAACGCTCGATGCTCCCCTTAGATGGCTTGAAAAGCGTGTTTCCGAAATTGACCAAAAGAAAGCCCACGTAATAGTGGACCGTGAGAGTATGTCTATCGTGTTGGTCATTGACGAAAGGGATTTTTACCGCACTGTCATCAGCGGAAAATTGCAGCTTCACCCGACATTCCTGAAATTCGGAATCAATCAGGGCAACTACCGCACACCTGTCGAAATGTCGGAACTAATCAAAATGAACCGCTCTTACTTCGAGAACAGGCAGACCGCAATGGAACTCGTTTCACTGCTCAGAAACTTCAAAGCAAAAATCAACAAAGAGGTCGAAGCAGACATAGACCTAAAGAAAGGTGACCGAAGGGTTCTTGTGGCGCAAAAGATTGACAGCAACCTGCCCGATTCATTCAAAATCATAGTCCCGGTATTCAAAGGACACAAACCGTCAGTAATCGAATGCGAGACATACTTCAACCCGGACGATTTGACCTGTACGCTCGTTTCCCCACAAGCGAACGACAAAGTAGAGGAAATCAAGGACGGTGAGATAGACAAGGTGGTTTCGTCAATAAAAGAAACAGCACCCGATATTGCAGTCATAGAAATCTGATAACCGACAACGCCCCTGACTTCTTGTCGGGGGCTTATAAAATCATCAAGCTATGGCAAAATCATCATTCACAATCAATCTGTCATTCTACAAGCCAATTTCGATGTTGTCAGATGAGCAGTTAGGGAAATTGTTCCGGGCAATATTCCAATATCAGATTGGTTTGGAAGTGGACATCGGAACAGACAAGGATGTGTGTATGGCTTTCGAGTTTTTCAGAAGCCAATTTGAAATTGAAGACATGAAGCACCAGCACCGTGTTCAGGTAAACCGTGAGAACGGACGAAAGGGCGGCAAAGCCAAAAAACAGCAAAAGCCTGAACAACCGAAAGTTGCAGAAGAAAGCGAAACAAGCAATTCGGGGCAAATGGGAGCGAATGAAGCAAATCGCTTACCTAATCCGATACCTCCCAAAAAGGTAAAAGTGAAGTATGGGGATTTTGTCAGCATGACGGAAACCGAATACGCAAAACTTGTAAACGACTACGGAGAAAACGGTGCAAAGGAACTTGTAACCATACTTGACAACTACAAGGCTTCGTCAGGCAAACGGTACAAGGACGATTACAGGGCAATCCTAAACTGGTGTGTAGATAAATATTTGCAACGTAACAACAACAATCATGCAGCGAATTTTGGAAAAGGAACAAACGATAAACGTACAGGCATTGAAGTCAGTGCTACTTCGGCTGAAGATTACAAGGGAACATTTTAGGTTTCCGTGTACAAAGGAACAGGCTTTCGGCATATTGAAAGCCGCATACATAGCCGAAGTTGAGTTCAGAAGAAGAAAATACATCGAGGACAAGAATGTCATCGCCAATTTGGAACGTGTTTCGGATTTCATTACCGATGACGGCAACAAGTTCGGGATTATTCTTTGCGGAGTATGTGGCAATGGCAAAACGACCATGCTGTACGCCTTTCAGAACGCTTTGAACTATCTGATTGCAAACAACTATGTAAAACGAGAATTTGGAATACGCATCATTGATGCAAAAGACATGCTGCATTACGGCAAAGACTTCGAGCGATTCCGCCAAATCAAGACCTGCAACATGATTGGCATTGAGGATTTGGGCAGGGAGGAAACAGGTGTACTTGACTATGGAAACCTGCTGAACCCTGTAATAGATTTGCTTGAATACAGGTACAACAACCAACTGTTCACATTCATCACAACCAACCTGACACCTAAAGACATCAGGGAAAAGTACGGCAAACGAATAGCCGACAGGTTCAACGAAATGCTGGAGGTGGTGATATTCGAGAACGAGACTTACAGAAACCAAAAATAAATCATCAACGCAATAATATGTATCAGTTAAGAGACTATCAACAAAGGGCAAGCGATGCGGCAACTGCATTTTTTCAGAACCGCAACGACAGCAAGAACGCAATCATCGTTTTGCCCACAGGCAGCGGCAAAAGCCTTGTGATAGCGGATATTGCTTCACGGCTTGACGCTCCGACACTCATATTCCAACCAAGCAAGGAAATTTTGGAACAGAATTTTGCCAAGCTGCAATCTTACGGCATTTGGGATTGTTCCGTTTATTCCGCTTCGTTCAACAGCAAGGAAATACGACGGATAACTTTCGCTACCATAGGCAGCGTAAAAAGCAATCCGCAACTGTTCCGGGCATTCCGATACGTGATTATAGACGAATGTCATTTGGTAAACCCCAAAGAGGGAATGTACAAGGATTTCCTTACAGCAATCAAATGTAAGGTATTGGGGCTTACGGCAACCCCATACAGGCTGTATTCAAGCCGGGACTTCGGCTCTATGCTGAAATTTATTACCCGTACAAGACCATGCGTGTTTTCAAGCGTCCTGTACCACGTTCAGATAGGCGAACTTTCAAGGCGTGGCTACCTGTCCCCGATGAAATACTATCAGGAAAGTTTACTTGACATGAAGAAGTTGCGACACAACACGACCGGAGCGGATTTTTCGGAGAAATCCGTGTTGAACGAATACAAGCGTGTGAATTTCTATCAACACCTGTGCAATGTAATTGAACGGCTTCTGAAAGTAAACCGCAGGGGTATATTGGTATTTACACGTTTTTTGAGGGAAGCGGAAAGGTTGAACAAGGCTTTCGGCTGTTGTGCCATCATTTCAGGAACAACCCCCAAAAGCGAGCGTGAAGAAATTCTACGCAAATTCAAAGCCGGGGAAATAAAAGTAGTCGCAAACGTAGGGGTACTCACAACTGGATTTGACTATCCTGAGCTTGACACGGTCGTACTTGCAAGACCAACGATGAGCCTTTCTCTCTATTACCAAATGGTCGGCAGGGCTATAAGACCACACAAGTACAAACCCGAAGCGTGGATAGTGGATTTGTGCAATAACTATTGGAGGTTCGGGCGTGTGGAAGACCTGATGCTTACGGAACGGCAAAAAGGTATGTATCAGATTGAAACCAACGGTAAAACCCTCACTAATGTTTACTTCTAAAATTGAAATAACAATGAAACCATATATAGAATTTCTGACAGACAAGATGGCGATAAGCCATAACACAGGCTTCGACATATCACCCGAAGAACTGACACCGACACTTTATCCCCATGTGAAAGATTCCGTCCGTTGGGCTGTACAGGGCGGTTGCAGGGCTATTTTCAGCAGTTTCGGTATGCAGAAGACAGTAACCCAGCTTGAAATTATCCGTGTCATTCTAAGGCACGAGGGTGGCAAAGGACTGATTGTTTGCCCCAAGCGTGTGGTCATGGAGTTCCTGCATCAAGCAAAAGAACACCTGCAGATGGATGTAACCTACGTGCGTACCATGCAGGAAGTGAAAGACTGCCCCACCGACATAATGATTACCAACTACGAGCGTGTGCGTGACGGTGAGGACGGTGTACGCATAGAACCGTCCTATTTCATGGCTACATCTTTGGATGAAGCGAGCGTGTTGCGTGGATTCGGCACAAAAACCTATCAGGAGTTTCTTCCGTTGTTCAGAAATGTACCGTACCGCTTTGTAGCCACCGCTACGCCCTCTCCCAACCGATATAAGGAGTTGATACATTACGCAGGTTATCTTGGCGTGATGGACACAGGACAGGCTCTTACAAGGTTTTTCCAACGTGACAGCACAAAGGCGAACAACCTTACGCTATACCCACACAAGGAAAAGGAGTTTTGGCTGTGGGTAAGCACATGGGCGTTGTTCCTGACGAAGCCGTCCGATTTGGGCTATCCCGATACAGGATATGAGCTGCCCGAATTGAGAGTTCACGAAGAAGTGGTAGCAGTCGATAACACAACTGCTGGAGTTGACCGTGACGGCCAGGCTTTGATGTTCCGCTCTGCCGCATTGGGCTTGGCTGACGCTTCACGTGAAAGACGGGAGAATATGAGCCTGAAAATAGACCGTGTAGTGGAAATAATCAACCGCCCGGAGAACAAGGATGACCATTTCCTTTTATGGCACGACTTGGAAGCGGAACGTGTGGAACTTTGCAAGGCTATTCCCGGATGCAAGGCTGTGTATGGTTCACAGGATGATGAAGAAGCTGATGAGGTTATAAAAGACTTCAAGGAAGGTCGGCTGAAATACCTTGCCGCCAAACCTGAAATGCTTGGAGAGGGTTTGAACTTCCAGTACCACTGCCATAAGGCTATCATGTTTATAGATTACCGCTTCAACGACAAGTTTCAGGCAGTGGCACGTATCCATCGCTTCATGCAAAAATATCCTGTTGAACTGTACTTGGTATATGCCGAAAGCGAACAGGAGATTTTCAAGAGCTTCATGCAGAAATGGGAACAGCATAACCACATGGTAGAAAACATGGCGAATATCATCAGGGAGAACGGTCTGTTCGGTATTCAAGCGGAAGAAAAGATGATGCGCTATATATTCTCGTGCCGTGAGGAGCGTTCCGGCAAGATGTGGAAAGCCATCAACAACGACAACGTGCTGGAATGTCAGAATATGACGGACAACTCGGTCGGTCTGATGGTAACAAGCATACCGTTCTCAAACCACTACGAATACACGCCGACATACAACGACTTCGGGCATAACGAGGATAACGGCAAGTTCTTCGAGCAAATGGACTACCTGACACCTGAATTGTTCCGAATACTACAACCGGGAAGACTTCTTTGCGTACACGTGAAAGACCGGGTTTTGTTCGGTAACGCAACAGGGGACGGTATGCCGACAATAGACCCATTCTCCGATATGACGGTATTCCACTACATAAAGCATGGGTTCAGGTATATGGGGCGTATCACAGTCGATACAGATGTGGTCAGGGAAAACAACCAAACATACCGCTTGGGATATGGCGAAATGTGCAAGGACGGCTCTAAAATGGGCATAGGTTGTCCTGAATACGTTTTGCTATTCCGCAAATTGCCTACTGACACCTCAAAGGCTTATGCGGATGTGCGTGTGGAGAAAAGCAGAGACAAATATTCACTTGCACGTTGGCAGATTGACGCTCATGCAAGCTGGAAATCATCAGGCAACTCCCTGTTGAGCTACGAGGACATGAAAGGCTTGGGTATTGACAAGATACGTTCCCTGTTCAGGAAGTACGAAAAGGAGCATATCTACAACTACGAGGAACACATCGCATTTGCGGAAGAACTGGAAGCATACGGTAAGCTGCCTAAAACATTCATGGCGATAGATCCTGTTAGCAAAAAGGATTGGATTTGGGACGATGTTACCCGGATGCGCACCCTGAACACAAAGCAATCACAGAAAAAACGCCAAAACCACATTTGCCCCTTGCAGCTTGACATCGTGGAAAGGCTCATTGAAAGATACTCCAACAAGGGCGATGTGGTATTTGACCCATTCGGTGGCATTCAGACAGTACCCTATTGCGCAATCAAGATGGGACGCAGAGGGCTATCGACAGAACTGAATTATGACTATTGGAAAGACGGTCTGTCTTATCTGCAAGAGGTTGAAATGCAGGTAACAGCACCGACATTGTTTGACTTAATGGAGGTTGTGTAATGCTAACCCATGGCAGTTTATTCAGCGGTATAGGCGGTTTTGACCTTGCAGCCGAATGGATGGGATGGCATAACACATTCCATTGTGAGATAAACGAATTTTGTACACGAATTTTAAACTATCATTTTCCAAATGCAGAACACTATACAGACATCACAAAAACAGACTTCTCCAAATATAGAGGACGTATCGATGTACTCAGCGGAGGTTTCCCATGCCAACCTTTCAGCGTTGCAGGTAAACGAAAAGGAACAGATGACGACCGTTACCTCTGGCCGCAAATGCTACGAGCAATTCGGGAAATCAGACCGACTTGGATTATCGGTGAAAATGTTGGTGGAATCGTCACGATGGTACAGCCCGGCAAGACGGTTGAATTGGGTAGCTCGACCTCTCTTTTCGGAGAAGATTACAAAGATGAGGAGATACACCAACGATACGTTGTCGAAACAATATGTACAGACCTTGAGCGTGAGGGATATTCCGTCCAGCCGATACTTATTCCAGCTTGTGCCATCGGTGCGCCACACCGAAGAGATAGGGTTTGGTTTATTGCCAACCGTACAGACACAGGGGCTGAAAGTATGCAACAATCAGGGCAAAACAGTATTCATGCCGTTGGATTTGCTTCCAACACCTGTTGCATCAGACGGACAGGGAGGCGCAGCAAAGGTTACAGGGAAGAAGATAAGAAGAGCGTCATGGCAGGTATATTCCGCAAAATTGAGGGATTTGTCGGTAAGCAACCTGTTACCCACACCAAGAGCCAACAAGGTGAACGGTATAAATCTGAACAACCCACAGATTGCGCAACGAAACAAAGGGAATTTGGAAGAATCTGTTGCAAAAATCATTCAGGCCATACCATACGAGGATGGGAAAACTTCCCAACTCAATCCCCTGTTTGTAGCAGAAATGATGGGGTTTCCACCAGATTGGACGGAATTACCTTTCCTAAGTGGCGAGAAGAAAGCGTAAAGGCATACGGCAATGCGATTGTACCACAGGTGGCATACGAGATATTCAAAGCTATTCAAGAAACATATAATCAGTAATAATCATGGATAATTCAGTTTATAAACAGTGTAGCGAGTGCGGACAGACAAAGCACATTTCAGAGCTCAGCAAGTCATATACAAACAGGTGCAAGGCTTGCGTGGCGGAACATACAAGAATGGTGCGAGAACGTGCCAAACAGGAGCAAAACTGTACCGGAAACACGGATAACCGTATAGAAACAATGAAAGCACGTATCAAGGTTACAGGTGAAGTTATAGATGTTAAACCATCCGGCACTATGAAAATATCGTGCGGTGCATATCTAACGGAAGACGGTCGAATGATGCCCGGAACAGCACTTGAATTTGAAAAAGCCATAGACTGGGAACAACGTAGGTATGAAATAGCAAAAGCTGCTATGCAAGGGCGATTAAGTAATCAGTATGGAGATGTACTGGTTGGAGAGAGAGATTTTGAGGGGGTTGCTGTAAGTTCTGTGGAATTTGCCGATGCGCTGATTTCAGAATTGAAGAAAGGAGGTCAAAATGAAGAATGACGATAGGCATTGTAGCGAGTGTTACCATTACGAGCCTTGCCCGAACTGTCAGATGTATTGCAAGGCTCTACAACGGAGAATAACGGCAAGGAAATCTGCCAAAAGATGCAAGTATTACAAATCATTTATAAACAAACCGAAAGGAGTTGAAGAATGAATCCAGCATATTGCGATGACTGCAAATGGTTTTACATTAGAACCATCAAAAGACGCACAGATTATATGTGCTCTTATTCACGTTATCACCAAACAGGAATGAAGTTCGGTCGTTTGGTAAATATTAAAAGAATAAAAACTTGTAATAAAAAGAAATGAAAAGAGAAAATATTGAAAAAGCAGCAGAAGAATGTAGACGCACAACTGCACAGTCAATGGGTGTATATGGACAATACCACTCAATAGACGAGTGTCCCAATCATGGAATTTCATGCGATGAATTAGTAGAGAGTTCATTCATAAAAGGTGCAGAATGGCGCATTAATAGCGTGTGGCATAAACCGTGTGATATAGCCGAGCCGGGAAAAAATTGTTTGGTTGAACACATGGACGGAGACGGAAATGTCTGCATCTGCATTGATTGGCGTTCTGAATACGAATGGGTAAATGCTTGCCATTACGACAAGATATTGCGCTGGGCATACATCGAAGATTTGTTACCAAACGAACAACAAAAGCCATGAATCCAAAGGAATTTTTCTACAAGGTGGCACAGATGCGCAGGATGCAAAAGGAATATTTCAAGACACGTTCCTCAAAGGTCGTTTCCCGGTGTAAACAACTGGAGAAAGAAATAGATGATGAAATAAAACGTGTGGAGGGTATTCTTGGCACATCACAGCCGCAAATAAGGCAAGGGAATATATTTGATAGTACCGACAGAGATAACCCCGTACAGGGCAAATGAACAACCAAAAACATAAACAAGAAAATGAAAAAGAAAATCATCCTGACATTATCGAAACGCTTTCCGATATTCCATTCAAAAAAAGGAAAGCCGACCTACTTCAAAGAGAAGTTGAACAACACCGTATGCAATGCCCGATGTACAATATCGGACATTGACAATACGGAAGTCAAAGAACGCAAAATCCATACAATACGTGCCAATTTTGCAAGGTGGAAGCATAACATTGACAAAATAGAGAGTGGCGGCTTTTATCTTTCAGTACGTCAATGGAGCTCACGACCTTACAACTCGCCACAGGAAGAAATCTTCCAACTGCACGACAGCGGTATAGGATGCCAACGTATAACCATGTCATACGACCCCAACACAAAAGAAGTCAAAGCGGTAATAGATGGCAAATATACTGCAAATATAGAGCAAATCGCAGCGAATGACGGTTTGCAAGTGAGTGAGTTCTTGGAGTGGTTTTTCGGCAAAAATCCAACGGAAAAGAAACTGTTTTCAGGCGTTATTATCCATTTTACCCCATTTCGGTATGGCTCTGATACTAACAAGTCAGTAGAAGATAGTATAATATAATATATAATAATAAATAATCTTTGTAGTACAATGGCTTCAATAAATAAAGCAATCATCGTAGGGTTTGTAGGTCAAGAGCCGAAAACGGACACACTGCAATCAGGAGTAAAGGTAACATCGTTCTCGGTAGCGACAACAGAGAAAAGCTACACACTGCAAAACGGAACGCAAGTACCCGACCGCACGGAATGGCACAATATCGTGTTGTGGGGTAAAATCGCAGAGGTAGCAGGAACGTATCTGCATAAAGGCTCATCCGTGTATATAGAGGGCAAAATCAGAACACGCAGTTATGAGGACAGAAACGGAACAAAACGGTATGTTACCGAAATCCATGCAGATGTGATGCAAATGCTCGACAGAAGACAGGACACAAACAATCCGTATCAACAACCTGCATCAGCAACACAGCAACAGCCATTCCCTCCACGAGTGGATGCGAACGGAAACCCACAAAATGATGATTTACCATTCTAAAAACAAAAGATGAAAGTATGAAACATGACGAAAGCAAGATACAGATAAATTGTGTAAAGTGGTTCAGGCTTCAATATCCGCATTTCGCCTTAAACCTGTTTGCCGTACCAAATGGAGGTCAGAGAGGTAAATTTGAAGCCAAGATAATGAAAGGTGAGGGAGTAACGGCAGGAGTTTCAGACTTGCTCCTACTCATACCATCCAAAGGCTATCACGGTTTGTGCATCGAAATGAAAACGATAGACGGCAGACAAAGAGACACGCAAAAGGCGTGGCAGAAAGCAGTTGAGAGTGTCGGCTACAAATACGTTTTATGCCGCTCTATTGAGAGTTTCATTGCGCAAGTCAATGATTATTTGAGATAAAACCCTTTTTTTGCGATAAAGCGTGCTTAATAAGTACGCTTTATTAGTATATTTGCAAGGTCTAACATTTCTAACAATTAAAAACAATATGGAGATTTTAACAAAAGCAGATGGCTTGATGCTGATTTTGGGGTATTTCGCTGCAATGCTCGGCATCATCGCCTTACTCAAAGAGAGAGAGAACACCAAAGAAGAGTTCTTGGTGGCAGGTCGCTCCGCTTCATGGATAATGACCGCCTTTTCAATGGCGGCTACATGGGTATGGGCACCAAGTATGTTCACGGCAGCGGAAAAAGCCTATACGCAAGGATTGGCTGGAGTATTTTGGTTTGTCGTGCCTAATGTCCTAACGCTGGTACTATTTGCTTTCTTCGCAAAGAAAATGCGTGATTTGCGTCCGAATGGTTGGACTTTTTCGGACTACATCAGAGTGAAATATAGCAACAGGGCGCACAATATGTACCTGATTGAAAGTTTCGGGCTTCAAACCTGCTCAATGGCGGTACAGTTATTAGCTGGAGCAACCATATTCCACAAGATAACGGGACTTCCGTTCTTTTGGACTACCGTAATGCTCGCTGTCATTCCTTTGGTCTATTCGGTTATGCACGGAATACGTGGCAACATCGTTTCAGACTTCGTGAAGATGGGCTTCATCGTGGTTGTGTTGTTAATGGGTTTGCCGATTATGACTTCAAATGCAGGATTTGATACGTTCCTAAATGGTCTTGGTGGGATAAGCGGAAACTTTGGAAACCTGTTTGACAGCAACGGCATTGCGGTTATGCTTTCCTTTGGAATACCGACAACGATAGGACTTCTTTCCGGAACATTTGGCGACCAGATGTTTTGGCAGCGTGTCTTTTGCGTGAAACAGGACAAAGTGAAACGCACTATGATAACAGCGGCTTTCATCTTTGCCATAGTGCCTATTTCCTTAGCTTCATTCGGTTTTTTCGCATCGGGGGCAGGTTTGGCTATTGCCGACACACAGCTTGTCAATGTAGGGGCTGTGATAGCCTTTACACCCAAATGGTTCTTATACCTGTTCTTCATGCTAATCTTGTCAGGGCTTATTTCAACAGTCGATAGTATTTTGTGCGCTGTATCATCCATCGCAGGGCATGATGTCGCAATGAGAATTTCAGATTCAGGCAAACCGGGGGCAATAACAGCAATACGCATTGGCGACCGACTTCTTAGCCCGGTAGATTTGGCACGTATCTCTATGTTCGTGATTACAGTCTTTGCCATCTGCATTGCCAACATACCGGGAATAACTATCACCTACCTGTTCCTGTTTTACGGAACTTTGAGAAGCTCTGTAATGTTGCCCACAATCTTTGCAATAAAAGGCTGGAGAATGTCAGAACGTGGGCTGTATTACGGAATCATGGCAAGCCTCGTTGTAGGCCTTCCGATTTTTGCTTACGGAAACCTGCACAATAACATTCCCCTTATCCTCACTGGTTCGATTTTGACTATCTGTACATCCGGCATAATGGCTCGCACAATGAAAGACAAACCGACTGCTGACAGAAACATGAATTTATACTAACATCAAAACAACAATCACACATGAAACGATTTTTATTTCTCATAACAGCCGTGTTGCTCATGGCTACAACAGCAAAGGCGCAAATCTATGACGGTATCACACAGCCGACAAAGTACCGTGTTTGGCTATCGCTAAACCAACCTTATGACGGTGGTACTGCAACATTCAACCCATTTGTAGGCTATAAGGTGGATGTGGTGAAATGGTTCAATGTTACAGGGGTTGCGCAATACAACTTCAACACACAGGCTTTCATACCTGCCGTATGGTTAAACTTCAATATTGCCGACCGCTTCTATATCCTGAGCCGGAACATCTACGACTGGAAAGCCAACAAATACAAACAGACACTTTCAGGAACGGTGAAATTACCTTTAGGCTTCATGGTGGATGCAACTTGGGAGAACCTGTTCAACGGAGACAGCTTTTGCAATGGCGACAGGCTGCAAGTAGTCGGTGGATATGCCTACAAGTGGATTGTATTCAATGCTGGTTGCTCCATGAGAGCGCATCCGGGAATGATTGCGAACGTCCGCTTCAAGCTGACACCCGAACTATGGTTTCAGCTAAAATATGACGGTGGCACGGAAAACATCGGCTTCAACGTGGCTTATAACTTCAACTGACAACGCACCATGAAACAGATAATCGGAAAGAAACAGACCTCAAGCAACGCTGATTTTGTAAAGGCGTGGAATGAGATAGAAAGCCTTGTTTCACGTGAGGAAGCACAGGCTATCGTAAACAAGGCTGTAGCCGACATAAGACAAAAGACCGCTGGAAAACGTGTCGGCTATGCTTGGAGCGGTGGCAAGGACAGTCTTGCATTACAGTACGTTTGCGAACAAGCAGGGATTACAGATTGTGTTCTTGGCATTGCTTCAAAGCTCGAATACCCTCAATTTATGGACTGGATAAAAGCCAACAGCCCCAAAGGGTTGAAGATTTGGGATAATACAAAACTTGATTTGCAATGGCTCGCAAATCATCCTGATATGCTATTCCCGACCGACAGCACGAAAGCCGCCCAATGGTTTCATATCATCCAACACCGAGCGCAAGCATGGTTTTTCAAGGAAATGCAGCTTGATGTCATTTGTCTTGGCAGACGCACACAGGACGGAAACTACACAGGCGGCAAAGGTCAGAACTGCTATACCGACAAAAAGGGGGTTACCCGGTTATCACCTATTGCAGACTGGAAGCATGAAGAAGTGCTTGCAGTGATACACTACTTCATGGGACGCAATATGCCGCCTATCTATGATTGGGAAAACGGCTTTGTCGTTGGAACAGGTACATGGGCTGCACGTCAATGGTGCGGCTCTGTACAAAACGGATGGCAACAGGTTTACAGCATCGCACCTCATATCGTGGAGGAAGCAGCCCTATACATCGAATCAGCAAAACAATTTCTAAACGCTAAATAATATGTCAAAAGTTAAAGTAACGCAGGAACGTAAAACCGTTCAAGTATCAGAATTGAAAGAGTTCCCCAACAATCCGAACATTCACCCGGAGGAACAGGTAAAGGCAATCGCTCAAAGTATGGAGACATACGGACAGTATTACCCTATCATCGTGGATGAAAAACTGCAAATCTTAGCCGGACACGGCAAGAAGCTCGCACTTGAAAAACTTGGTCGCACGGATGCAGATGTGGTAATCATGCGTGGCTTGTCAGACAAGCAAAAGATGAAGCTCGTTTTGGAAGACAACAAAATCCAGTCGTTAAGCTACATCAATTTCGGCAAGGTGGAAGATATCATCCGTGAAATTGGAGAAACAGGCATTATCGGCTACACTGACGATTACCTGTCCGCAATCATCAACGAGGTATCAACGGACAACATGGGAGTTGATTTTTCACAGCCTGCACAAAAGAAATCCGTTGAGACAATTCCACAGGCTAAACAGGAAGAACAGCATGAAGAATTTGAGGACATCGAAAGCGGAATGCAACCTGCACGTACCATGATTTGCCCTCATTGCGGTAAGGAGATTGTATTATGAGCAAACAGAGAGACCTTTTCGAGCCATTGAGGAAATTACAGTTTATAGACCGGGATTTGGTCAAGCCGAATGACTACAACCCGAACAAGGTACTTGAAAAGAACCTGAAGCTGCTTACGGAAAGCATTCTCAACAACGGTTTTTGCTTCCCGATAGTCATACGCCCTGACTATACTATCATTGACGGTTTCCACCGTTGGATGGTATCGGGGCGTGAGCCGTTAAAGACACTGTTAGGGAATAAAATCCCGGTTGTCATTGTGGCACACGAGAACGCAACGGATGACATGGCCGGAACTGTTACGTTCAACCGTGCAAGAGGTACGCACTTGCTTGAACCGATGGAAAACATTGTCAAGAAATTACTTGACGAGGGGCTTTCGGTGGATGAAATATCAAAGAAACTGGGCATGAGCCGTGAGGAAATCTTCCGTCTGTCAAAGATTGACCGTGAAACATTCCTGAAACTCGTTACCCAACGAAGCCAGACTTTCAGCAAAGCGACAATCATTAAACGTGGATAGCCTATGTTCCAAAAGACATTGAACATTTCGGTTGTGGACGCTGCCGAACGTAGAGTGCTTGAAGCGTTCAATAACAACAAACTTATAACATTGAGCTTTTCAGGTGGAAAAGACAGTATATGTATGGCTGACATCGTGGTAAAGACGATGCAGAAATACGGCATACCATTCTCTCGCCTGATTGTGATATTCTTTGATGAGGAAGCCATTTATCCTGATGTCGAAGAGATAGTGAAAGACTGGCGTTCACGTTTCCTGTCCTATGGGGCTAAATTCTATTGGTTTTGTCTGCCTATAAAGCATTTCAACTGTTGCAACAAGCTGGCTAACGATGAAAGTTTTATTTGTTGGGAGCCGGGCAAGGAAAGTGTGTGGGTGCGCCCCATGCCAAAGTTCGCAATACGAAACCACAAGGATTTCAGGCTCGGTATGTCGTATCAGCATTTTGCAGAAAAGATTTTCAAGAAACTGCCGCAAATGGTAGGTTTGAGAATGGCTGAAAGCATACAGCGCAGGGCGGCTATCTCACTCAAAACGGAGAAAAGCACTTTCATCTATCCCCTATATGATTGGAAAGACAGCGATATTTGGCTATACATTAAACTGTACGGGCTTCAAATTCCAAAAACATACATCTACCTGTACAAAGTAGGTGTAGCCCTGAATAAGCTAAGAATTTCGCAATTCTTCTCAATAGACACGATTAAGACCTTGCCTAAAGTCATGGAGTTTTATCCCGATTTATACCAAAGGGTAATACTTAGAGAACCAAACGCAGACCTCGTAATGCTTTATTGGGACACCGATATGTTCCGAAGCACCAAACAAGATAACAGGTTTGAATTGGAAGAGGGCAAGGACTACAAGAAGCTGCTGAAAGAGGAAATGCTGAAAGCCGGGCGAAACCCTGATATGTATCCGGGATATAAGGATGCTAAGAAGATTTACGCACGTGTAGATGAGCGAACTTCACAAAAGGTCTGCCAAAGGCTGTATCAAATGCTCGTAGCCGGAGACCCAAAGAAGCGCATCTATCGGGTGCTATTATCTGACATTGTAGAAGAAAACAAAAAAATAGAAGAGAAACGTGGCAACAAATGAAACTGTACAAGAGCGCATAGCCAAAGACAAACAGGCCGTGCTTGAAGCCTTGAACAAAAGTTCGGGTATTGTAGCCTCCGCTTGCAAAGCCGCAGGAATATCACGCTTCACGTTTTACAAATGGATACACGATGATAAGGACTTTGCCGAAAAGGTGGAAGATGTTCAGGAATTGCAAAAGGATTTTGCCGAAGCTCTCATCCTGAAAAAGATGAAAGAGGGCGATACCACCATGATTATTTTCTATGCAAAGACGAAAATGAAAGACAGGGGGTACAGCGAACGTATAGAACACACAGGAGCAAACGGTGAGCCTTTGATTAAGGCGTCTGAAATAGACATCAGCAAGCTTACAAACGAACAACGCAAGGTTTTATTGTCAATCGGTGAACAGGCTCTGAATGATACGGAACGTTGATTATACGGCATTGGGAATACAAATCGTAGCGGATGAGTGCAAAAGGAGCTTTTTCTATTTCGTGAAGACATTTTGGGATGTTATCATTTCAGAAAAGCCTGTGTACAACTGGCACATCGAATATCTGTGCGATGAGTTGCAGAAGCTCTCGGTTTCGATAGTGAACCGAGAGCCGAAGCCGTATGACCTTATAATCAACATTCCACCGGGTACGACAAAATCCACAATCGTAACAATCATGTTCCCTGTTTGGCTTTGGACTAACGACCCTACGTTAAGAGCCATCACAAACTCCTATTCAGGCGGTCTGTCAATAGAACACGCCACCAAGTCAAAGGACATCATCCAAAGCGATAAGTTCCGCAAGCTGTTTCCTGAAATAGAACTGAGACGGGACAAACAGGGCAAACAACACTACGAGAACACGCAAGGCGGTTTCAGGTATGCCACTTCAACAGGTGCGACAATTACAGGTTTCCATGCCCACGTGATAATCAATGACGACCCACAGAACCCGAAGCAGGCAGACAGCGAGCCTTTGAGGATGCAAGCCAACGAACACGTGAAAACCCTTTCCTCACGAAAGGTAAACAAAGAGAATACGCCAATCATAACGGTAATGCAGCGACTTCATGAGGAAGATGTTACAGGCTACCTGTTGAAGCGTAAAGGCGAAAACATACGCCATATATGCTTACCAGCCGAACTGTCGGATATGGTAAAGCCTGTTGAGGTGAGGGAAAAATACGTGAACGGATTGCTTGACCCGTTGCGTCTGAACAGGAACGTGCTTGAAGAAGCTAAAATAGACTTGGGAAGCATGGGCTATGCCGGACAATACGAACAATCCCCAATCGTGGACGGTGGTAACATCGTAAAGGAAGACTGGTTCAGAAGAATATCGTATGCCGACTTCATGGCTTTACGCTACCGGGAAACGATGCACTTCTATCTTGATACTGCCTACAACAAGAAAAAGAAGAACAGCGACAACGACCCAAGCGGAATTTTGGCGGCTTGCCGGATAAAGAACTGCATCTACCTGTTCGATGCGCAAAAGATATGGAAAGAAATGCCCGACCTGTTGCGCTTCCTGCCTGAATATATGGTGTCGCACCTTTCTACAAGCGAAAGCAAGCTGCACATAGAGCCAAAGGCGAACGGTATAAGCGTTGTTCAGATGCTGAAAGAAATATCCGTCCTCAATGTAAAAGAAACCCCGACACCCGATGACAATAAGGAAGTAAGGCTACGTGCCGTATCACCACGTATTGAGTGCGGTAGGGTTTACTTGGTGGATGGAAGCTGGAACGAAGAGTTTCTGAAAGAGGTTTGCGGTTTCCCCACGCAGCCGCATGACGAGTATGTGGATATTCTTGGCTATGCCATAAACGACCTGTTGAGTGATGATGACGATATAGACTATGACGCACTCGACAAAGGCATTTTTGGATTGTAAACAATTAAATGTAAAACGAATATGAGTTTATTTGAAGTTTTTCGCAATTCCGTCAATTCCATTATCGGACGGAATCAAGAGTTCGAGAAGCTGTTAAAGTCAAAAGACATCAGCGCAGTAATTGACCAGATGAGCAACAGGCAAGAGCTTATCCTTGATGCAATCAAAGACTACGATACGTTCTCACACGAGATTATGAAGCGTGAGGACAAAATCATTACAGACAAAAACGGAAATTTCAGGCGCAAGGAATCCGTTTGGAAGCTGCCTGTACCCTATCAGGTGTACATCAATGAAATTTCGCTTGTGTTCCTGTATGGAAGACCTATAAAGTGGTCACAACTGTCGGAAAACACAGATGATGCGTTTAACAAGTTCACCGATGTTATCAGACGCACACGCTTTGACAGCAAGATTCGGCAATGCAAACGTATTGCCGGAGCTGAAACAGAGTGCGCAATGCTGTTCCGTGTGTTCCGGGACAATGACGGAAAGCCCGATGTGCAAATACGTGTGCTTGCCAAAAGCAAGGGGGATGATATCTATGTGCGCTGGGACCAGTTCGAGAACATTATCTCAATCGGTTGGGGCTATTATGTCAGGGTAAACGAAAACGTGGAATACCATTTCGACATATACACACCCAAAACAATCTACAAGTGTGTACGTGGCAATCTCGGTTGGAGCGTGGAGGAAGAAGAAAACCTGATAGGAAAAATCCCGATTATACTGTTCCAACAAAAGAAAGAATGGGCTGGCGTTGAACCTCTGATACACCGTGAAGAATACATAGCAAGCCGTTCTGCAGATACCAACGATTACTTTGCCGACCCTATCGCCATCATGGATGCGGAAGTCATAAAGAATATGCCTGAAAAGAAAGACGCAAACAAACTGCTTATAACCAAAGGACAGGACGGTGTGGATAAGGCAGCAAAATATCTTACATGGGACAATGCACCGCAATCGAAGAAAGACGAGATAGAATGGCTTCAAGACCAAATCTATTCCAAGACATTCACCCCGAAGATAAGCCTTGATTCGATGAAAAGCATATCCCAACTGTCGGCAAAGGCTTTACGCACGGTAATGCTGCTTGCGGACATCAAAGCGTCAAAGCACAAGGAGATACACGATGAACTGTTAGACAGGACGGCAAGCCTTATAACCGCCATTATCGGCAACGTACTTGATGTGTCGCTGAAATCACAATGCGCAAACCTGCAAATCGGGCATGAGTTCCAAGAACCGTTCGGGGAAGATGTTACGGAAAGCATTACAAACATCGTCAAGCTGTACGATTCGGAACTGTTGAGCCAAGAGGGAGCGGTAGAACTCAATCCGCTTGTCAAAGACCACGAAAAGGAAATGCAGCGCATCAACAGGGAGAAAAAGGAACGCCAAAAGGCGAATGAAGACATTTTCGCAAACAAGACTGGCGAAGAAATAATACCAACGGCTGAATAATTGACTTATGGCTACTGAAACAGGTAAAAAGGAATATCAGAAACTTCTATATCGCACGGAAGCGTATGCGGAACAGGTGAGGATATTGTTTGCCCGGGCGGTAAATGATATTCTTTCCCTTACAACCTCTGTACCGCATTTGGAAGACGGAGAGGTATTCAGCTACTCCGACAATAAGAAAATTGCACAGAAAGTAACTGAAAGGCTTAGAAACCTACATTCCGTTGTATATACGGCAATCAAAAAGGACATAGAGCTTGAATGGGATGAAGCGAACAAGATTTGCGATGCGCTGGCGGCTACCTGTTTCGGTAAGGATATACTTTCGAACAAGCGGTTTGCCGGATGGTTCGAAAGGAACACCGAAGCTATGGACGCTTTCATAAACCGTAGCGAAGCAGGACTTAATTTGTCGGACAGGATTTGGCTACCTGTAAAACAATTACGCTCCGAAATGGAACTGGCCATGACTGTAGCCATCGGTGACGGAGACAGTGCAGCACAAATATCACGGTATGTACGCCAATACCTGAACAATCCCGACAAGCTATTCCGAAGAGTTAGGGATATGGAGGGTAACTTGAAGCTGTCAAAGGCTGCAAAGGCTTATCATCCGGGGCAAGGTGTATATCGGTCATCGGCTAAGAACGCAATGCGTGTCGCACGTTCAGAAACCAATATGGCATACCGCAGAGCCGACAACATACGCTGGCAACAGATGGACTTCGTTCTCGGTCAGGAAATACACCTGTCACGAAGCCATCCTGTGCCTGATATTTGCGACACGCTTAAAGGACGCTACCCGAAGAACTTCATATTTGAGGGCTGGCACCCTCAGTGCTTCTGTTACGTTACCCCTGTACTTCTGTCTGAAAAGCAGATGTCGGAAATGCTCCAAGCCAAGATGGAGGGCAAAGAGTATGATGTTTCCGACAAAGCCATTTCAACTATGCCGGAAAACTTCAAATCGTGGACGATAGACAACAAAGAACGTATTGAGAGGGCAAAAGAGCGTGGTACATTGCCTTATTTTATCAAAAACAATAAGAACACAGTTGAGCGTATTATAAATCCCCCTACGGCTTTGGAAACAGCCAAAGAACGCCATGTGGTAAGAACACCCGAACAAATCAAGGACATCAAACGCAGATGGACTTTACGAAATGCCAAAATCAGACACGCCAACAGAACCACGGAACAGGAACAGGCTATTGTCAAAGCATGGAACGACCGCAAGGCTACACGCAAATACGGCAACAATATTTTGTCCTACATGGGCGGCATATCCGATGTTGATACAACGGCTTTGGGCAAGGCTCTGAATAGCGGTAATGACACTGCCATACTCAAAGAAGCCCAAAAGTTGAAAGCTATCGGTAAGGAAATACTGTCCTATTCCAACATCGAGAACCCGATGCAGGTTGCAAAACAGTTCTCAATGGCTGACGCTAAGGCTGTCAATGAAGCGGTACAAAAGAAGTTGGATAGCTGGGCTGTATTGACACTGGAACAACAGGCTAAGAAACTGAAATTTGAAGCATACGACTATTTGGGCGGTAACATGAATGGTGTACAACAGAAATATCCTACATGGGCTGTCTCTCAAAAGGCGTATATTAAACAATTAGGTATTGTAGAAGATAAAATCTATTGGCAGAACACCGTTAATGAGTTCTTGGATGCAAGTAGCTTCCAAACCAAATCACAGCCATATCTTGACCTTGTGTCGAAGCTGCAAACAGCTATTCACAAAAAGGATAAGACGGTAGCCAAACAAACTATGCTTGACATAAAGAAAAAACGTGAGCAACTTGATAAAGCCGCAGCACAAAGAGCCAAGAAAAAGAATAAAAGAAGCGTACCCAAAGCATCTGTTTTTGATGATGATGCCTATTCACAAGAAAGAAAGAACAATGCTTTTTGGACTGCCGATGAAGATGAAGCAGACAAGTATTATTCTACTTATGCAGAGGGAGATTGGAAAAAATGGAGCAAAGAAGATAAGCACGTTGCATATCTGTATACTTCCGGAAGTAGATATATAAATGAGCCTCTTTTTGACAAATACTATGGGCAAAAGGTCAGCCCTATAGATAATTCTATACGTGATAGCTGGACAGATATAAATACCCTGACATCACTTATAAATGATGCGACACCATTACAGCGTGATGTATGGATGCAACACGGAGAAGATATCGGGGCGTTTTATGGTAAATTCAAAGTCCGTTTGGATGAGCTTTCTACAAAGGAACTAAAATCACTTGTTGGCAAAGAGGGTGTAAATACTCCTTTCACAAGCTGTGGAGTTCGAGAAGGTGGAGGATTTGCAAGTGAACAGGTCATTATGAAGATTTACGCTCCGAAAGGTACAAGAGGAATATATGCAGAGCCTTACTCCCATTATGGAGACGGATATTACGGAACAAACGGCTTAAAATGGGATGGTACAAGCCGACAAAAAGCCGGGTATTCTCCGGGTGGAGAGATAGAATTTATCCTACAACGTGGTACTAAATTCCGCATCTTGAATATTCGTAAATCGGGTAGCAGATTTTATGTAGATGTTGAAATCATAGAGCAGCCCGCAAAATATGACAATCAAATATAAATAAAGGGGCTTTTATGCCCCTTTATCTGCAATATAATATTTTGAGAACAATTCCCTAAAACCATTTTCTCCAGCCCCAAAATGACAATACCTGTCAAGAAGAAGAACCTTGTAAGACATTGGAGCATAATCATTATTGAGATATTCAGGAATACTAACACGCAAATAATCACAATATTCAATGAGGCTATCATTAGGGGTTTCCTCAGAAGCCATTTGTACCCAACATGATTCATAAAACCAAAGTAAAGCCTTATCTTGGTCTTTCCCCTCGAAAGGGTTTTCTTCTTCTCCGTGATAATAACGACATTGTTTAATTAAATCTTCTCGTTTACTCATGTTATCTCATTATAAAACCGTTCTACAACTTTCTGCATATCATCAGGAAGATACGACAAAGCAACATCTTTCAAATAAGCTGGAACTCCGTACATAGCTTCCGCAATACCGCCTACAATAGCCCCGATTGTATCGCTATCCCCACCAATGATTATTGCATTTCGTATAGCTTCCTCAAAGCAAGTACTATTCAGGACACAGGACACAGATACAGGAACGGCATTCATGCAGGTTTCATCGAAAGGGTTTGAAAATGGCTTGAACTTGGGCAATGCTCCGTATTCACTTTCAACATAGCTTTTCATGTCGGCTTTCGTATAGCCTTTGCGCATCATCCAAACACACATGGCCGTAACCTGTGCGCCCTTTATTCCCTCCGGGTGGTCGTGGGTAATCTCGGCTGTTTTTTGGGCTTCATTCAAAACATCGCCAAACTCGTTATCAAAATACAACCCTACGGGGCTTACACGCATGGCAGAGCCATTCCCAAAGCTATTGTACGGTTGTGGATTGTCGGAAGCCACCCAACGAGCGAATGAGCCGCCATAACCACCCATAGGATGCGGATATTTCCTGCACCAATCATGTACGTTGTCCCGGTAACTTTTGCCTGTGAGAATTGCATCCGCTATTGCAACGGTGCAAATGGTATCATCCGTGAATGAGCATTCACTTGTGAATAATTTGAACTCTGTTGTTTTGGCGTTGTCGAACTCAAAACGTGAACCGACAATATCACCGATAATTGCTCCTATCATAATATTATTGCGTTGAATGTTAGTACAAAAGTAACGATTTTATTTCAGGAATGAGCGTCAGAAATGGAAAAACTGTTGCGGTCGTGGTCCACGTTCCGTTTTCTTCCTGACAAGTTCACCCATCCTGATAATACATTTCCTGTTCTCATACGGCTTTTCCGAAAGGTTGTATTTGTTCGTCAATGCCTTATAGGATATTCCAAGCTGTGCAGGGCTTAGAACATCGTAAATTGCAGCTTGAGAGCCAAAGTAGAAGTGCTTCTGCACTCCTACTGGCTCTTTCATTTCTACATGATATATCTTGCTCATTTAATCTTCTGTATTTTTCACTATTACCAAATCCGACCCGTCAGGCATACGGAATGCCTTGTTAAATAGTTTTTGGCATCTTCGGGGCGGATTTATCCAACTTCTGTGATTTTCACCGAATACCGTGCAAAACCCCATTGAAGAATTACATCCAAGCCGTGAGCTTAGATAGGTGTTGCCGCTGTTGAAGAACGGACACGTGCCGCAGCTTCCCGGTTTGTCATGGAATATTTCACCATTGATTGTTACCATTACTTTGCATCCCTTAATTGTTCGACTGTAACAGATATAACTCTCGCACACGCATAGAAAGCATTTGAGGTAAGCTGACGCTGCCATGCAGTGAAACGTGGCGACCAACGGAAACCGTTATGCTTCAACTTTGAGATTGTTTCCTGATCCGGCTTTTCATCAAACAGGATTTGCAGCCTGTCTTCCGCATAGTTCTTGACTACCTTACCACCGTCAAACGCCAATTCTGTATTTTCTTTCCCCTGCAATTCGACTTGCTTCTTGATTGACTGTTCCGCTACCTCTGACAGCTTCCAAAACTTGTGACGGGCTGTAAATATCGGTTTGGGCAATGTTTCATTTAGTTGTTTGATATATTCGGTAGCTTTCAGTATCAAATCGACCTTTCCGTTATTGGCGATGCGCTCCAGCTTTCCGTACAGGCTTGATACAAACAAGGGGCGATAACTGTATTTGTTTTCGCCTGTATCAATGGCTTTCAGAGTGGCGGCAATATCTTCAATATCACGTTTGAGTTGTAGCCATTCCTCGGCTTTCTTTTGCTCTTCCGGCTTAGCTGCTTCCATACGCTTGCCTATGGCTTTTTTCGCCCTTGTACGCCAATTCTCGAACTCATTAACGGCATTATCGTATGCGCTGTTGGCTTTATCGTTCCGTGAGGTCGGGAATTTAGCCGGACCAGTAATCATGGTGCTTAATATTCTTGAATGTTTCTCAAAGAGAGTACGTATCCAATCTTTGAATTTGGCTGCATATTGCTCACGCTCATTCTCCGGGATTTGAGCCAAATCCTTTTGCAAGGTTTCTTCATAGGAATGTATGTAATATCTCGCACGTTCTTCGGGTGTATGGCTCGTACCTTCAAAAGCCCGAACAGCCAAATTCCACAAATCCTCGAAGTTCTCTTCATATCTCCATGAAACGACTTCCCATTTTGCCATATCTGCATTGTTGTCATTCACCACAGTACTATCGCCTACTATGTGCGCTCTCTGTGAACCGAAGAAATTACGGCTTACCTCATGTTCCCGGAACTTGAAAGCCAATACAGGTGCATTGGGGTTGTTCGCTTCTCTTACTGTTGCTGCTCTGTGGCAGTTCTTCTTTATCAAAATTGTAGTTTCCATATAAAAATGTCAGTTGCGTTGAATTATTGTTTATTTAATCAGTTCTCCGTTTTGTCCTATCCAAAGCATAGCATCTTGCCCTTTGTAGGTAAAATCGAATGCTTTGTTCTTGAGGCTGTACCATCCCTCCAAGACCGTACCCTCTTTAAGACCTCTAATCTCTTCAAGGCAATGTTTACCGAACTCGGTAGAAACCTTTACCACTGCCTTTGCCCATTTTTGCGTACTAATAACATGGATGGCATAACACATCATCATTTTATCCTCCACAGTCCCCATGTTGAAAATACGCCCTACATAGTAATCTCGTGCTTTCTTAGGGCTTAGATTTATCGGGGTAATAAATTCGTCTTTCTCTCCATTGTCGGCTCTTAGAAACACCTGTACCGTTGTTCGTATCATATTCACTCTTTTGTTAATAGTTTGCTACTTTCTGTTTGGTATTTGCCACAAAGGTTTTGTTTGAACCTTTGAGATTTATTTCGCCAAGGTTTTCCCAATCTCCATTTGCCCAAGTCTTCGTGATGCAAGATCCTTTGTACTTATCAAGATTGGCTTTGATGAGCTTCTTTGCAGGAGCAAGAGAGTAAAATGTAAACGTGTCTTTATATTCTTCACACTCTACACCATATTCCCATTTCTTCAACTCCTTGTTAAATCTGTCGCCTGTATATGTGTGCTTGACAGGTTCAGTGAAATAAACTGTATATTGTTTCATAGCTGTATCGGTTATTTTTTCAAAATCTCATTTATCAATTCTCTGTCATCATACCAAAGGTTAAACCCTCTCGTAACCTTACGCCTGATGTATTCCCTGTCTCCTACCATTTCAATAGCCTTTTCCCTCAAATCGCTTGCGCTCCATTTTTCAGCCTGTGCGATTAAGAAGTCAGCCATACGGTCTTTTTGTTCTTGAAGTTCCCTCGCTACTATTGTCTTGGTAACAATTTCAGCAAGCAAATCCTTGTTGTTCATCCAAGCCTTGCAGAAAGTATCTTTATCAAGGTCTGTATTCATATACATTTCATGGATTTTGATAAACTCATCACCAGTCGGTGTATAACCTGTACGGTCTTCAAATTCTTTCTGTGTCATATTACGTTGAATCTTATTTGTTAATCACTACTATAAATTGACATTTTGCCCACATTGCCAAATCTGTACTTTTCATGTACTCTTTATTCTTGCCATCAATAGCTTTAGCTTCTCGTTCGCTAATTTCTTTTCCGTTCACAAAATATCTTTTCATGTCAGTTACGTTTTTATTTGATTTTTTACTTTTATGGAGTGCTCATTAAGCACTCCTACAATGCAAACGTAAGGGTTTTATTTAATACAGGCAACCTTTTTGGGAAAAAATTTCAGAAAAATTTTCCTTCAAGTGCTTGATAAACAGGTAACACCGTGCTAATCCGACATTTGGAAGATTTAAAAATATATGTGCTTAATAAGCACATATATAAGATTTATGGCTATCTTTGCACAAGATACAAATGTAACATTGAAAATTTCAAAGCATGAAAAAGAAGTTATTAACGCTCCTGACTGGCAAATGCAAGGACATGGGGCTTACAGAAAAGGCACTCGGCGAACTCGTTGAACTGGGTTCGGAGGGTCTGTCTGACGATGCTTCCGATGAGGACATCGCAAAGAAAGTGGATTCACTCGTACCGTATGCAAAGGCTATGCAAGCGGAGATAACGAGGAAGACTAAGAAAAAGCAATCAACCACGAAACAATCTACCGAAGACGGAGAGGGTGAAGGTGAGGGCGAAGGCAAGGGCGGCAACGATGTCCCTGAATGGTTCAAAGCCGAAATGCAGAAGCGAGACAAGCAGATTTCAGACCTCATTAAAGAGAATGAAACGCTCAAATCCAATGAAACGAAGAAAAGCCGTTCAGAACAAATTGCAGCCAAAGCTAAGGAACTGGGCATTCCTGACTTCCTGATGAAGCGTTTTAGCATCGCTGATGATGCGGACATTGAAAAGGAACTGACGGAATATGCACAAGACTTGGTAAACAACAAGCTCATGCCCAAAGACGGAGCGCATGAGTTGAGCAGTTCAGAAGAAGCCATGCGTAATGATGCCAAAGCGTGGGCTGAATCACTGCCAAGCAACTAATTGTTAAACCCTAAAAATTTGAAGCAATGGCTATCGAATTTAAGAAAACAGCATTTTCGGGCAACACCCCTGTAATTTGGAGGGGTGAATGCAAGATTTTGCCCGGAGGTTTTAAACCCAAACAGAATTTCCCTATCGGTACGGTCTTACGTAGAGGTCTGTTTATTAAGATTGATTTCGATGAAATGACCGCTGGAGTATTGAAACTTGCAGCCGTACAAACAGGGGGTTCTGAAACAGCTCCACGAGTACCAAAAGGACACCTTTTCGCTATCGGTGATAAGGTACAGAAGTTCGGTGATACAAAATCTACAACTGTACAAAAAATTGACACATCAAATGCTGACTATGATGTTGTCACACTTGCGGCAGGAATCACAGGGCTTAAAGAAAATGACATCCTGATTGAAAGTGATGGGGAAGAAACGGCAAGCCCTGCATACGTTCCCAATGCCATCATCGGTACAGACCTTGAATTTAAGGGAACTGGCATTCCGACCATTGATGCAGCCTACGAAGCGGTACTCTTGTACAATCACCTGAGCCATCCTATCCCGGAGGACTGGAAACAGGGTATGTGCTTAAAGTCCAATCCTAACATTTTATTAATTAAACAGTAAAGATTATGCCTCAATTTTTGTATAGTTCAATTTTTGGCGAACTGACAAAGAACGTGCAAGTTCGCTTTGATGCCGCATCCGAATTGAACAAGAAGTTATTCGACAACGTGATTTTCGAGCGTTTCCTTGACTGGGACACTCCTACAATCGGTCTTGACTTCGAAGAGATGATCGGACAGTACAACCTGACCGTTGCAGCCCCTACTATCGGAGATACCTCTAAGGAAGCAATACTTGGAACAAACGGTTTGGAAACCCTCAAAGAGAAAATCGTCAACCATGCCATCACGTTACCGATGACCATTCAGGAGTATCGTAAGGTGCTGCAAATCCTTGACAGCAAGTCAATCCCCGATAAGCAGAAGAAACAGCAGCTTATTACCCTAATGTGGGGTAACGTGCAGACACCTGTTAAGGGAGTTTTGGCTAAATTGGATATGATTTTCTTGGGAGCATTGTCTAACGAGGGAGTGTTCAACCTTGATGAGGATACAAACCCGGAGGGCGGTGTACGTGGCTCTATCAAGTTCAACCAGCCTGATGAAAACATTGCAAGTGCCAAAAAAGAATGGATTGACGGTAATATTGATACAATCGATTGTTTCGAGGACATTCAGGCGATAATTGATGCTGCTCAGGACAAGACGGTATTCGCCAAAGTATTATGCGCACCGTCCCTTATCTCTTATATGTGCCGTTCCAAGAAGATGAAGCAGATGGTTTGGGGAACAGACAAATCATCACGTATGGTGCAGCTAAAAGACATCAACGAGTATATGTCGCAAAACAGCTATCCGTTGTTCGAACCTATCCGCAGACAGGTTATGATACAAAACGGCACTTCACGCAAACCGTACACCCCTTGGAACGCCAAAAACATGGTATTCATTCCTGACGGCAAGTTAGGTATCGTGAAGAATGCTTACGCAAACAGCGAGCTTAAAGCAGAGCAGGGAGTTGCCTACTCAAATTACGGCCGCATCCGTGTATCTCAATGGGGAGTTGGTGAAACGCAAGGCTCAAACGGTGTTGAGTTTACCAAAGCGGAAGCATACGCACTTCCCGTGATTACTGAAATGAACGGAATTTACACCCTCAAAACGAAGAATTAGCCGTGGACAACTTAGCCGCATTGAGAAATTTGTGTAACGCAATAGCCAACACATTTTATCCTGATAACGCAACAGTAGAGCTTGTGCTTTTCAATGATGGCATAGACCCTAAAGCAACCGCAAAACCGAAAGATGAACAGATTTTTCGGTTAGCGGTATGCTTGGTTATGGGATATGTTGAAAGCAGCCGTTCTGAAAATGGCATTTCCACATCGGTGAAAGAAAATGAAGTCAAGAAAAGCATAAAGCACTGGTGCAATATCTACGGACTTGAAGCGGAAGAAGTTTTCCCCGATATGTTCAAAGTCATAGAGGATGGCACACACTTATGGTAATATGAGAACAAACGGAAATCTACGATATTGCAAATTTACAGGTTCAGGGTTCAATGAGGACGGAGAACCGCTTATGACAAGTTCAAAGACTTGGAGCGAGCCAATCCCCTGTTCTATCAAGACTGAGACCAATAACTCGAAAGGTCGATATGAAGACGGCAAATTCAATCAGGCTACCTATACGGTACTGGTTGAAGATAACAGCCTGCCACTTGACACAAAAAGGGTCAAGCTGGAACGTGACGGTCGTGATTTGGGGGAATTTGCGGTACAAGGTATTCCAACTCCTACAATTATGGGACGAATAAAAATCATAGTGTAATGCCGTTTAAAATGAGAACACCGCTTAGCGTAATCGGAGACAGAATAGAAATGAAGTCTGAATCCAAATTACAGTATATCGTTGAACTGTTTTGCTTTGTTGGCGAAAACTGTATCATCGAAGCACGTAACGGAGGTGATTATACAGACCGTACAGGTAATCTTAGAAGTTCTATCGGTTACGCAGTGTTGAGGGATGGAAAGGTTGTACAAAGGAACTGTGTTGATAAAGTGAAGAATGGCGATGAGGGAGTTTCAAAGGGAAACAAATTCCTGTCTTCATGTATCAAGAAAGCAAAGAGGAAAAAAGGCATCACACTTATTGTAACCGCAGGTATGAACTATGCCGAATATGTGGAAGCAAAAGGGTACAATGTCATTTCATCAGCTGAGCTGAAAGCAGGGACACTCATCAAAAGGATGTTGCTACAATTAGGATTTACAGTGAAATAATGGAAAAGACAGCAAAACAAATCGAACGTGATGTGTACCGCATCATAAAGAACAGTGAGTTCAAGGATACGATAGGCGGTAAAATTTACCGTAACAATATGCGACCAAAGAATGCGATGACAGAAGACATCGTGGTCAAATTCCTTACAGGGATAGACGAACAAGAGCAGTCTGGAATCGTACTTGTGCATATCTACGTGCCAAACAAGCAAATTTCGGACGATGGAGAGCTGGCAGAGGACATTACACGTATCGACGAATTGGAAGCATTGATAAACACAGTCCTTTCCAACTTGGAAGATGATGAATACCTGTTTGAGAAAGACGGAACTCCAAACAGTTTCCCGGTTGAAGGTATAGAACAGCATTTCATCAATCTACGGTTACATTATAGACGTAAAACTTTTTAATTCACAAAATTATGGCAAGAAAGAAAATAACAATGGCGTGGTCTAAATGTGAGATTGACATTGCCCAATCCGGGGAAGATGATAGCTTCAACGGTTCTGACATGAAGTCAATAGGCGTGATTAAGGACAAATCAACCACGCTTGAGCCGTCAGATGGTGATACGCTTGAAATGAAAGCTACTGGCGGTGAAACGGTCGCCAAAGAAAAGCAAGAGGGCGGTTTTACTTTGAAAACTCGTGTAATCGAGCCTGACGAAGAATTTTACAAGCTGCTTGGACTTGGAGAAGAAGTTTCATCAGAGGGTGATGAAAAGGGAGATTTTAAAGTAAAGACCCACCTTGTTGATGGCGATTGGTCCGTAAAGGTTACACCTAAGAACGTGGGCGCAAGAGGTATCAAAGTTCCTCTTTCTTCAATCTCGTTCAAACCGGGTTACTCCGAAGAGGACGGTAACTATGCAGACCTTGAATTTGAAATTATTAAAGGAGCGCAGAACTATTGGTACAGCCGCTTCAAGAAAAAAGCCGGGGCAGCCGCAGCAGCCGCAAAAGCGAATGTCGCAGCGAAGTAGCTTGGCGCAAGGCTTTCGTCTATCGGTCAGGACGCACCGAATTTCGGTGAAAGCCGGGTTCAACTCCCGGAAGCCTACTAATTGAAACAAATTGTTTTATGGAAACGATAGAAAAAACAGTTACAGATACCATTTTGCAGCGTTCAAGCGAAAGTTTGGAAATTGCAGGAAACGTGTACCCTATTGCACCACCGACCCCTGCAACGCTAATCCTCATTTCTGAACAGATTGCGGAAATGCCGGATATCAGATTTGACGCTGACAACATATTGTTTGAAGTGCTTAACAAGGCTAAGTATTGCAAGCCATTGGGTAAGATTGCGGCAACACTTATTCTCGGTGCAAAGAGGGTAAACGAGCATAGAACAATCATTGTCGATAAGATTGTTCCAAAACGTGTATTCCGTTGGAATAAACTACGATGGGAAACAGAGTATTTCCATAAAAAACTGGTTGAAGTAAATGAACTTGAACATTTATCAACACTTATCCTTGAAGAATGTACCAACAAAACGCTCCGTGAAGTCGTAACAAAGCGTCTGAACAATATGCAGATAAGTGATTTTTTCGGGCTTACCACTTCCCTATCAGAAGCAAATCTACTAAAAAGGACAAAGGAAGTGGAGACAGCATTTGGGGAATGATTTACGGTTGGGCAAAGTTGCTCAATACACCCCCCAATTATGTCCTTTATGAAATGAGCTACGAAAACCTGTTGATGTATGGTTACGCTGCACCCTCTTACGATGATGAAGAAACAGAGGAATGGGACGAAAGCCTTGATGCAAACAATCCAGATAATTTTGACGATAACGAAGAAGAAGAATTTATATGAACACAGACGATGGTAAAATAGGTTTCAGCATAGAGTTAGATAACTCTCAGTTGCGCAGGGATGCACAACAATCAATGAATATCTTTAGCGGTATCGGTGATAAAGCTGAAGCTGAAAGCGCACGCATTGATACTTCATTCAAGAATATCGGTAAAGCCATCGCAACATATTTCACAACACAGCAACTTTCATCTTTTATCGGAGAAGTCATTAAAATGCGTGGTGAGGTTGAATCCCTTGAAATATCTTTTGAAACCCTGTTGGGAAACAAGGATGCAGCAAAGGAACTTTTCAGTGCCTTACGTGAGTTCGAGGTTAAAACCCCTATGACACTTGAGCCATTGGCTAAAGGAGCGCAAACCATGCTTGGATTCGGTATTGCTGTCGAAAAGGTTATGCCGATACTCCGGCAGATTGGGGATATTTCAATGGGAAATACCGAACGGTTCAATTCGCTTGTATTGGCTTTCTCTCAAGCGTCAGCAAACGGCAAACTGATGGGTCAAGACCTGTTGCAAATGATTAATGCAGGGTTCAACCCTTTAAACCAAATATCAAAGGACACAGGGAAAAGCATAGCAGAATTACGTGATGAAATGTCGAAAGGCGCAATATCAGCCGCAGACATGGAAAAGGCATTTGCAGCAGCTACGGCAGAAGGTGGACAGTTCTACGGTATGCTTGAAAAGCAGTCGCAAGGCATTAGCGGTTCTCTTTCCAATTTGGAGGGCGCTTGGAGTTCGATGCTTAACGATATAGGGCAGGAAAGCCAAGAAACCATTGTGGATGCCATACACACAGTTACCGGGCTTGTGGAAAATTATAAGGAAGTCGGCAGGGTCATTACCGAACTTGTAGCTACCTATGGAGTTTACAAGGCGGCAGTTATGACCCTTTCCGTTGCGGAAAACCTACGATACCAAGCCACGCTTGCACACATGGCAGGGCTTACGAAGATGCAAGCCGTTATGACAGTGCTAAAAGCAAAAACTGAAGCATTGAATATTGCTATGGCTAAAAATCCGTATATGCTTGCAGCGTTGGCGGTAGCTTCTTTGTCCTATGGCATTTACAAGCTATGCACCTATCAGACCGATGCGGAAAAGGCGCAACGGAAACTGAACGAAACCACAAAGCAGTACAACAAGGAACTGGATGCGGAACAGGTACAGATTGACGACCTTTTCGCCCGACTTGAAGCCGCAAAAGAGGGTACGAATGAGTACGAAAAGACCAAGCAGACCATTATCAACCAATACGGCAAATACCTTGACGGACTAAACTCTGAAATACAATCACTGAAAGATGTAGAGGGGGCTTACAGGGCTGTTACCGATGCTGCAAGGGAAGCTGCAAAGGCAAGGGCATTGGAAAGAGCAAGGTCGGAAGCCGGGGAAACCTACGCAGGAAAGACAAGCGATGCAAAGGAAGATTTGTTGAAAGCCCTTGAAAAGAAGTTCGGCAGACAAACAGGAAAAGACGGAAAGTTGCTTTCAAAAACCTACTATTGGCAGATACTTGAAACGCTCAACGGAGAAACGGAGATTGACAAGGATTTGTTGAAGCAGTTCGATGAAACGCATTTCGTTCCGGGCGATCCGATGACCGGGATAGGCGCAATGACCTATACCACGAACGAGATAACGGAGGCTTTGGATAAGATGCGAAAAGCCCGAAAAATATACGATGACACGGTAGAGGAAGCGCAAATGCTTTTCGGGGATGCACCAAAGCCCGAAACAAACAATACGAACAACGGAAATGAAGAAAAAGTAACAATCCAAAACAGGGCTTATTGGGAAGCAAGACTGAAAGAGTTACAAGGCTCTCTCGATGCTATGACCGCTGTACAGTTGAAAACGAAAGAGGCTCAAAAGTTACGTGAGGACATAGCGGACGCACAAAAGCATATCGCAGCCTACAACGTAAAAGGCACTTCAACAAGCAAAGGGGAAAGCGAGCCAAACAAGTATAACCGTATGGTCGCTTCCCAATCGGAAGAGCGCAAGCGAGCCGTGATTGATGCGGAGTTTGCCGTTGAGCAGGCACGTATTGACACAATGCAGGAGGGTTCGGAGAAGATACAGGCGCAAATGGCTCTTGACCACAAAAGGGAACTTGAAATGCTTGACCGTGAAAAAGCCGACTACCTGCAACGGAAGATTGACAACGCAAAGGCATTGTTCGAGGCTAACCCTGCCAACAAGGGCAAGACCTTTGACGGCTCTAACATCACGCTGACCCCGGAAGAGAACGCAGGGTTTGCGAAGCGCAAAAACTACACGGAGCAGAAGCAAGCCAACGAGGAACAGGGACTCGTGGAACGGCAACGCATTGCCATGAACCAGTACCTGAAAGAGTTTGGCAGCTACATGGAGAAGCGGCAGGCTGTCATCGCCCTGTACAACGCACAGATGGCAAAGGCTACCACTGAGGGAGACAGGCTTTCACTTGCCGCCCAAATGGAAAGGGAACTGTCGGAACTCGATGTGGAAGCGAACAAAAGCACGGCAGCCGTAAGCAGATTGTTCGAGGATATGACCGACAAGGCTGTGAATAATATGCGTGAGATAGCCGATGCCGGAGAACAGGCACTGCAATTCCTCATTGCCGGAGAATGGGACGAAGCGAAAGGCATTGAGTTCGGTATGAGCAAGGAAACATTCGACACGTTGCGCCAATCCCCTGACGAACTTGAAAAGATACGCAAGGCGATAAACGACATACGCAACGAGGCAGACAGGTCGGACACGGCTTTCAACAAGATGTCCAACGGTCTGAAAAAGGTGTTCAATGCCGGGGATGATGCAAAGAAGCTGAAAGACGGTCTTGCGATGATTGAGGACGGAATGGGCGATGTGCTACAGGTCGGTTCTTTCCTTTCCGATACGTTCTCAAGCCTTGGGGACGCTTTCGGAAGCGACACCATGAACGGAATAGCAGAGGGCTTGAACGTGGCGATGGATTCAATCAGCGGAGCGATGTCGGGTGCAAAAGCCGGGGCGGTATTCGGTCCTTGGGGCGCAGCGGCAGGAGCAGCCATAGGGCTTGTTTCCTCTCTCGGTTCTGCACTGGCAAAGCTGCACGATGCGAAACACGAAAAGAAGATACAGAAACTGCAAGTACAAATAGAGGTTCTTGACAAGTCCTATGACGATTTGGGTCGCTCCGTTGAAAAGGCTTACTCAAAGGATGCCTCAAAGATGATTGAGCAGCAGAACCAGCTGCTCGAACAGCAGAAAGTCCTGATACGGCAGCAGATAGCGGAAGAGAGGGACAAGAAAAAGACCGATGAGGGGCGCATAAAGGAATGGGAAGCGCAGATTGAGGAAATAGACCGTGTGCTTGCGGAGAACAAGGAAAAGGCTGTGGATGCGATTTTCGGTGAGGACTTGAAGTCGGCTATAAACAACTTCGCAAACGCCTATGCGGAGGCTTGGGCTTCCGGCAGCGACAAGGCGAAGTCCGCAAAGGATGTAGTCAAGAAGATGATGCAGCAGATGGTCACTGAAAGCATCAAGGCTGCAATCCAGTCCTCAAAGAAAATGGAAGAGATACGCACGAAGCTGCAACAGTTCTATGCAGACAACGTGCTTACCCAATGGGAACAGGATTATGTGTACCAAATGGCAGAGGACTTGCAAAAGGACTTGGACAGGCAGTTCGGGTGGGCTGACAGCATCATGTACGATGGTGAAGCCAGCTCGCAGGAAAGCACGAAGAAAGGTTTTGCCACCGCAAGTCAGGACAGCATAGACGAACTGAACGGTCGTTTCTTGGCGGTGCAGCTCAATTCGGAGCAGTGCAAAATCACGCTCATAACCATAAGTGACGATGTTAAGGCTATCCGCTTGCAGGTCATAGCCAACAAACAGAATTTGGAAGAGATTAAGAACTTAGCCTTGCTTGCCGTTGGGCATCTTGAAACGATAGCCAAAAATACAAAGGAGCTTTTCGAGATGAACATACGGCTGGGCAAGATTGAAAAAAATACACGCAAGCTATGAAGATTGACGAAGTAATGAAATCAGCAGCCCTTTTGGGGGCTTGCAGCGGTTCGGGAAAGGTGAGCGACTGGAAGAGCCTTGCATGGCTTTTCTTTTCACCGCAGGGTCGTGAGTTTTGCGAGGAAAAGAATTTCCCGGAATTGCCGATGTTCCGTGAAATGAAAAGGCACGGAATATCGGAACTTGGTGTTTTCGTTGACGAGGGCAATGTTTGCCGCTCGAATGATAAAGATATTGCCTTGGTCGGAGATACTTGCGGAGAATTGAAATTTGATGAAAATAACGTAGTCCACAAGATTATCCTCATGCACGGAGCGAAAGCCCGGATAAAGGCAAGCAACTATGCCGTGTTGCTGATAGTGAACATAGGCGGTTGCGAGGTGGAGATTGACAAGGACAAAACGGTGGTAGTGCTATGAGGGGAGAATGTTACATAAACAACAAGGATGCGCACGATGAATGGGGCGTAATATTCGGTGAAACATCTTTCACCGCCCTGCTCACCCCTGCCCCTGTAAAAGGCTACGTGCAGAACAAGAGTGCGCTGATACACGGCAAACAGGTGCTTGCCGGAGAGGACAACCCACCGAAGATTGACGAAAGGGACTTGCAGCTTGTGTTCGCAATCAAGGCTAAAAACCCTACGGAGTTCCTGACGAGGTATGCCAATTTCGTGAAAGAGCTTGAAAAGGGGCAGCTTGACTTGCGCACCAAGTACCAGCCGGGGGTCGTGTACCACCTGCTGTATATGTCTTGCCAGCAGTTCAGCCAATTCAACGGTCGGCTGGGAAAATTTGTATTGAAGTTGAACGAGCCTAACCCGAAGAACAGAGTATGATTGACATAAGAGACAAAAAAGGCAACATCCGCCATTCGGTAGAAGTGTCGGAGCGCAGCGTGTACCATAAGGAGCTTATGGCAGAGGAATACGTGCTTCTGAGCTTTGAAACGGACAGGCTTGTGCGCTTCAAAAAGGGCGACTACATAGAAACGGAGTTCGGACGGTTTGAGATTGTTACCGTAAGCAAGCCGGAGCGCAACACAGGTACTGATGGCGGCTGGTCGTATGAGCAGAAGTTTAACCCGGCTTGGGCTAAATGGGCTTTCCGAAAGATGTTCTACAACCGTCAGAAAGGGAGTGAAAAGGCTTGGAAAATGGTGCAGCTTCCGAAACACTTCTTGCAGATACTCGTTGACAACATCCGTGATGCCGGGTTTGGCGACTGGAGTTTCACGGTAGATGCGAGCCTTACCGAAATGAAGCTGGTGGAGTTTGACGGCACGAGCCTGTTGGATGCGCTCACGAGGATTGCGGAAACATGGGAAACGGAATGGTGGATTACCGACAACGTGATACACCTTTCAAGGTGCGAGTACGGAAGCCCGGTATTGTTCGAGGAGGGCGATGTGGTGCAGGATATGGAGCGTGAGGACGGACAGGACACCGACTATATCACCCGGCTTTACGCTTTCGGCTCTACAAGGAACATCCCGAAAGACTACCGCAAGGACGATGACGCAAGCCTTGTCATTGAGGGCGTTGTGGAACGCAGATTGAAACTGCCTGTCGGCATTGACCACATAGACGCTTGGGAAGATATGCAGCCCGAAGATGTGGTTGAGGGCGTTGTCGTGTTCGATGAGATATACCCCCACCGTGTCGGCACTATGTCAGACATAACCACAAAGGAATACACTGACAAGGTCGAACAGGAAGACGGAAGCACGGAGTACGTGAAATGGAACGCTTACCGCTTCAAGGATGCAGGGATAAGGTTCTCAAAGGAATATGTCATACCCGGTGAGGAATTGCGCATAACCTTTCAGGACGGTACGCTTGCCGGAATGGACTTTGCCGTCACGTTCAACCCCGATGGGCTTGCTGAAAGCGACAGCCGGGCGCAGTTGTGGGAGATTGTACGCAACGAGGATTACGGAATGGAGCTGCCAAGCGAGAGTTTCAAGCCGTCCAATGGCGACAAGTACATACTCTACGGCTACAATTCCAAGCTCGTATCTGAGCAGCTTATACCGCAAGCCGAACAGGAACTGTTGGCAAAGGCTCACGAAACGATACTGAAAAAGAGCCAAGACAAGTCCATATACAACTGCACTACTGACCAAATACGCTGTGCAGGGTACAAGGAACGCAACGGCAAGATGATATACCTGCCGTCTGATGTCGTTGATTTGGATATTGGGCAAGCCGTTGAATTGAGGAACGAGGGTTATTTTGATGACGGCTACCGTGTAAGCCGTGTCCGCTCCTTTGAAAAAAGGATGGATAACCGTTACAACTGTACCTATACCGTTGGCGAGAGCGCAGCCTATTCAAGTCGGGCGGCACTTGAAGAAAAGGTCGATTCAATCACCTACAACAATACGCAGTATCTTTCAGGTGGAGGCAGTGGCGTGTATGTTATCAAGCGGCACGATGGCACTACCCCCAGCGACCACAACGTATATTCCTCACTTCGTGCCAAGTCGGAGTTCCTGCATAAAGTGAACCCCGATGTCGCCACTGGTCTAAAGAAGTTCCTTGACGGCATAGAGGCTGGTTTTTACGAGGAGGGCGTGTCGGGCGGCAAGTTCGACAAGGACGGAAACTTGGAGGCGCACAGCCTACTTGTACGCACCCTTGCCAAGATTGCGACCGCAATTGTCGGGCAGATAGGCTCGGAGAAGTTTGTTGACGGCTTTTTCGGTGAGGGCTTCCAAATATGGAAGATGCTCGCAACAGGCGACTGGAGCATGACGATAGACCGCCTGACCGTGCGCAAACTTATGACCGTGTACGAGCTGCTTATTGCCAAGATTAGGGCGGTAGGCGGTCAGTTGGTCGTGTCTGCTGGAAACGGCAAGATAAAGACCGTGGAAACTGACGAGAGCGGAGAAAACTACCTTATCAAGTTCGAGGACACGAACACATTTGCGGAGGGCGACCTGATGCGCTGCCAAGTGTGGACGGGTTCGGGCATCAAATACTACTGGGTGCGTGTTTCCTCTTCTGACGGGGACACCATAACCGTGCCTATTTCTGAATTTGAGGGGGTGCAGCCGGAAGAGGGGGACGAGTGCGTGCTGATGGGTAACACCGATAACCCGTTGCGCCAAAACCTTATCAGCATATCCGCTACGGAGGACGGACAGCCACGCATTGATGTCCTGAACGGGGTGAAATCAAAGAGTTTCGAGGGTTGTTTGCGTGCGAGGCTGGGCAATCTTGACGGGATAAGCGATAACTATTTCCCTGCCGATAATCAGCCTCACGGGGACGGTCTGTATGCCGACAATGCATATTTGCGAGGTACGTTTGTCCTCTCTACTGGCGAGGATGTCAAGACGAGATTTGAGATACTGGAGGGTCGCATAAGTTCGGAAATTCAGTCCGTTGAAAAGGAACTTATGGCATACGAGAGTTACCTGCGTAACGCCTACTTCAATGATAATATGGACGGTTGGGAAACCGACAACGGTGTAACTTTCTTCCTCATAGGCAATAAATGGATATGGCTAAATGATAAACCCTACGCCAACAAGACCGCCTACACGGGAATAACGACCGACCGCAACCGCACCGTGCTGTATATCAAGAACCGCTACCTGTTGCAGCGCAATGAGAACTTCGAGAGCCACCCCGTATGTGACGAAAAGGACATTGACGGTAAGTTTCTGCCCAAGAAGTTCTACCTGTCATTCTTCTACCGCTGCATAACACCAGGTACGCTCAAAATCGAGTTCGAGGGCGCAAATCAAGATGGTTTCAGCCCGTTTGAAATGCTTTCCGTGAACCAAGAGATTGAGGCAACGGGTGAGGAATACAAGACCTTTGAGGCAACGGGCTTGTGGAACGGCACGGGCGATTTCCGCTTGTCGTTCTCGGGCGAAATGTACCTGTATGCCGTCCGGCTCTCCCTTGACCGCATCGCAGACATCGAGCAGCGTTACAAGACTTTCTTTGAGCAGACCGACAAAAAGTTTACGCTGGCTGCAGAGGAACGTGCGGAAACGACACGCAAGCTGGAGGAATACCATTCAGAAATGGTTATCACGGCACGTGAGATACGTTCAGAAGTTTCAAAAAGCATCACCAACCTTGAAACAGGACTTACCGATAAGCTTAATACTGCCATTTCGCAGACAGCGGAGCAAATCAAAGTGGTAGCAAACAGGTTCAATGAGGACGGAAGCATCAAGAACACGGCTGGACTTGTTACAACGGCAATGGCTAACAAGCTGTATGCGTTCGATTCCAATGGCAATATAGTGTCATTTATCAGTCAGACTGCATCAAGTATCAAGATAAAGGCAAAAAACATTGCGTTGGAAGGGCTTGTAACCGCCAATGGAAATTTCAAGATACTTACTGATGGCAGCATTGAAGCCGTAAATGCTAATTTGAGAGGCACCGTCTATGCTGTAACTGGCAAAATGGGTGGATTTACGATTGAATCCGGAAGATTATACTGGAAAGCAAGAGATTACTTCGGAAGTGATTCAAGAAGTCTTAAACTTGGAGTCTCACAGACTGATACTGACGGTATCGTGGATGTGGCGTTTAATGCGGCTACGCAAGGACGGTTTGGTATTAAAGCAGTAGGCTCCAATATGGGTGGGGCTGCCATATACGCATCGACAGGATCTTTGATTTATCCGGCATCCGGCATGACTTATGCCGCTTTCTTCGTAGGTGGAGTGGATGTAAGAGATACCAATACGGGACTGGTTAGTGATGCCTGTGCATCAAAAAGGTTCAGATATGTAGTAAAACGAAACTCAGATGGGACATACGAGTATAACGAGGGCGTGGACTGGGGCAATGGAGCGGCTCATAATCCTGACCTTGACAAGATACGCCTTATCGTGAGGGGTGGTATTATCGTAGGATACACAGGAGAATAGAAGAATAAATATACAAAAACATACAATCATGAAAGTAAATCTGAATAAGCAGTTCAAAGACTTCAAAGGAGAAGAGTTGAAAGGAGAAAGCATAGCATACTCTGTAGCGGAAGCCTTATTTTTCTATGGGAAAGACAAACCCGTAAGCAATGATGATAAATTCAAGGCATATTGCATTTCACAAAAGATAATAAAGAGCAATGGTGATATTGAAATAACGGCAGAAGAAGCCTGCTTGATAAAAGAAGTATGTGGAGAAGCTCTAACCGCAGGAGGCTATGGACAAGTTTACGACATTATAGAGAACAACAAATAGCGTACAAAAATGACAGACCAGGAAAGAAAACAAATCGTTCAGGAAGTCTTGACGCAGATTAAGGCTTCATCACAGGGCGTGAACGAACTTGAAGAAGTAACCACCCTTGACGGTGTGAAGTCGCTTCCGGCTATGAAAGGAAACGTGGTTGTTTCCGCTCCGATAGCATTATTGGGAAAGCCAGCTACCGATGCGGCAGCGAACGCAAACAAGGCTGCAAACGAGGCTCTGTCCGCAAAGGACAATGCAAACACTTCGGCAACCCTTGCAGCGAACAAGGCTGGAGAAGCGGAAAAGGCAGCACAGGAAGCCAATGAAGCCGCTGGGAAAGTAAACACGGCTCTCGGCAGTCTTGACGATGTAGCCGGGGAGTTAAGGGGTACGGTACTGAACGTGAACCGTGTGCTGAATACCACCACGCAATATGCCGACATCACGGCAGCGGTAAATGCCGTTATCGCTGCAAACATCACGGCAGCGAAACAGGACGGTGTAGTGTTCATCTTCAAGACATCGAACGGATGGGCTTGCAAGCAGTTCACAGGCGACCCGGCTACGGGGTTCAGCAATGCCGACAACTGGAAGAACTTCGGTGGCGGTTCGGGCAGCGGTTCAGGGTTTTACAATGTTTCCACCCAACAACCTCTTGAAAGCGGTTACTACACGAAAGAAACGGCAGTTGCAGCCCTTGCCGGAGCTGATATTTCCGACGATGAGAAAGCCGGGATGATTATCACGTTCGAGGCAAGCGCAGGGAAATGGGCTGATTATCGGTTTGCCGGAACGGACATTGAAAGCTTCCTCACACCCGGAGCATGGGAAGAATACGGAGGCGCAGGGGCTGTGAAGCAGATTACATTCAACGGAGAGAAAAAGACCCCTGATGAAACAGGTAACGTATCCATCAATGTGGACGTTCCCGAAGTGGATGAAAGTCTGAATATAGATTCAACAAACCCCATTCAGAATGCGGCTGTTACCGCAAAACTTAACGAAGTGGAAGCAGGTACGCTGTTTGGGAGCGAGGTTACGGAGAATGACGACAACACGGTTACTGTATCATTGAAAAGCAAGTCCGCTACCATTACGGAGTTCACCATACCAGCCGGAGGCGGTGGAGGCGGTGAAACAGGCTCGGCAACCAAAATCGTGCTTTCCTCTTCCGTTGATAACCCTATTATCAAAGAGGGCGGCAGTTCCATACTGACCTATACCTACGACCACCAATATACGGGTGGCGATGAAGCCGGGCAATCTACCGGGCAGAGGGCGAACATAACCATACAGATGAAGCGAGGTGTGCAGACGGTTTTCACCCAGTCCTACACCAATGTCGCAAAGGGTAGTTACAGCCTTGACATATCCAAGTACCTGTTGCTCGGCACGACTGACATCTACGTGAAAGCAGAGGTTACGGACATCGAGGGCAAGAAGCAGACCAAGCAGGCATATTCATCCGTTAAAGTGGTTACGCTGGCTCTCTCCACTTCCTACAACCTTGCCAACAAGGTAGCGCAGGGCGGCTACGGAACGCTTGAAACCGTGTCAATACCGTTCACCGTTTCGGGTGCAGGAACAAAAGTCGTGACCCTCTATGTGGACGGCAAGCAGCAGAACACACAGACCGTAACCAAGTCCGGCATTACCAACGGCAACTTCAATCTCTCATTGAGTACCCTTGCAGCCGGACGGCATACAATCCAAATGGTTTCGGAAATGGACGCCTCGGACGACCTCACAATCAAGTCCGAAAGTATCTACTTTGACATACTGAAAGCAGGAAGCTACAAACCGTTTATCGGTACGCTCTTGCGCTTTCCCGATGGACGGATATTCACTTCCGACCACCTCACCCCTACCTTGGAAGTCGGGCAGTATGAGAAGCTGGATTTTGAGTTCATTGCCTACGACCCCGACAAGACCCCGGCTGATATGGACGTATTCCGCAACAACATCAAGATACAGACCGTAAGTGTGCCAAGAACGGTGCAGGTATACACCAACCGCTACACGGAAAGGGGCAAGGTGAACATGAGGTTTGATTGCGGAACTACCTCATACCCTTTCTTCATCAATGTAAAGGCTTCAAGCATTGACATTGAGGAAATAACGGCTGGTATGCTCCTGAAGCTGTCAGCAGCCGGACGAAGCAACACGGAGGGCGACCCTGCCAATTGGGAGTACAACGGAATCAAGACCAAGTTCAACGGCTTTGACTGGAGCGGCAGCGGTTGGACCGGGGAGACATTGAAAATGCAGAACGGTGCGAACATTGAAATCGGCTACAAGCCGTTTGCCGTTGATGCAACCCCGAACGGTGCAACATACGAGTTCGAGTTGCGCTGCTCCAACATCACGGACAAAAAAGGCGTTATCCTGTCCTGCATGGATGGCGGCATCGGTTTCCAAATGACAGCTGAGGAAGTGAGGATGACAGCCTCAAACGGTTCGTCAGTGAACACTCCGTTTGTTCCCGATATGAGTTTCCATATCAGCTTTGTAATACAGAAAAAGACGGACACAAGGCTCATGGAGCTTTACGTGAACGGTGTGCGTTGTGGAGTGAAACAGTATTCAGGAACGGAAAGTCTCTTGCAGCAGAACCCGGTGAACATCACCGTAAGCTCCGATGCGGCAGATGTGGACATGCGCTCAATCCGTATCTACGAGAAGCCGCTGACCGATGATGAAATGCTTGTCAATTTCATGGTAGACAGGGAAACGGTGGAAGAAATGGTAACGCTCTACAACTCCAACGACATAATGGACGATGAGGGCATTTCCGTGGATATAGAGAAGCTGAGGGCGCAGGGCAAGTCGGTTATACGTATCGTGGGCGATGTGGAACTTGTCAATCAGACGAACAACAAGAAATTTGAAGTCCCGGTTGACATCTATTTTTATTCGGCATACGGCAAGGAATACGACTTCGAGGTACACGGTGCTGGATTGCGCATACAGGGTACATCATCAACCACCTACCCACGCAAGAACTACCGTATATACTTTGACCGAAAAGACAAGTACGGTACGACCCTGATTGTCGGTGGAAAGGATGTGCCAAGCCTTGAATACAGTTTCAAGCCGGGTGCAAGACCTGTCAAGATATGGTGCTTGAAAGCTGACTTTTCCGACAGCTCGTCAACGCACAACACAGGTGCAGTACGCTTGGTAAACGATGTTTGGAAGAAGTGCGGCTTCCTCACCCCACCGCAAGAGGCTTACAAGGGCAAATATGACTTGCGTATCGGTGTGGACGGTTTTCCGATAGACGGTTTCTATGATAACGAGGGTAGCGGAACGAACAAGTATCTCGGCAAGTTCAACTTCAACAACGAGAAGAGCGACAGCCACATTGTCTATGGCTTTGAAGGCATTGAGGGCTTCAACGATGAAGCCACGCTTGCCGGAAAGCCCAACCCATGCATCTGTTTGGAGTTCCTGAACAACTCCAAGTTGCTGTGCCTGTTCTCCACAAGCGACATGGCAGAGTTTGACGACAGTCTGGAGTTCCGTTTTCCGCCCGATGTCACTTGGGGCGATGCAACGGAAGCGCAGAAGACAGCCGTAACGAGGTTGTGGGGCTGGATTGTGAGCTGCAAGGGCAACCCTGAGAAGTTCAAAGCGGAAGTGAGCCAGTACTTCAACGTGAACAGCCTTTGCGCATGGTATCTGTTTACAGACTATTTCATGGCGGTTGACCAAAGGGCAAAGAACATGATGCTTGCAACTTGGGACGGTCTGACATGGTACTTCCTGCCTTACGATGCCGACACAATCCTTGGTGGTCGTAATGATTCCGTGCTTGCATACACGTATGTAATCACGCACGAGACATTTGACGAAACGACAGGTTCATACGCTTTTGCAGGACACGACAGTGTGCTGTGGGAACTTGTACGTGAGGGTCTGAAAGAAAAGCTGGTTGAAGTAGCCGGGGTTATCCGCTCCAACATGAGTACGGAAGAAGTGCTTACGATGTTCAACGTAACGCAAATGGGCAACTGGTCTGAACGTGTGTACAACAAGGACGGATATTTCAAGTACATACAGCCACTTACAGAGGGTGTAAGCACCACTGATGGTACGAAGTATTACGATTACCTGTACGCATTGCAGGGCAACCGCTACGCACATCGTCTGTACACAATCAAGAACCGATTTGCGCTCATGGATGCGCAATACGTGGCTGGTACTTATCGTGCCGACAGCTTTGCATGTTATTTCGGCTACAAGTTCAGCCAGTCGCCAAGAAAGGTGAAGATTACGGCAAGCGAGCGTTACTATTTCGGCTACGGATATACAAACGGCAACCCGACACAAAGTGCCGTGCTTGCGGAAGCTGAGGGTTCAAGGGTGGAACTTACAATCAGCACCGACCTTATCGTAAACGACCCTCAGAACTTCTACGGAGCAAGCCGCATGAGGGATTTAGACCTCACGAATGTATCGCATGCAATCTTGCAGACGCTTAACCTGAACAACTGTACTGCATTGAGGACTTTGGATGTAAGTTGCGGCTCAACGCAGAAAACGCTTAATGCGCTTATTGTGTCAAACTGCAAGAACCTTAAAAGCCTCACGATGTCAGGGCTTTTGTCAGATAGCTTCACGAGCATGGACTTGTCAGGCAACGCAAAGCTGGAAGTGCTTGACGCAGGGAACACGGCTCTGAAAAGCGTTACTTTCGCAAAGGGAGCACCGCTTGTATCGGCAGTTCTTCCGGCTTCCATGCAGTCGCTTGAGCTTGTAAGCCTTAACAGCATTACAAACGGAGGATTGCAACTGGAGGGTGCGGACGGTGTTGAAAGGCTTGTGATTGATGATTGCAAGATGTTGGATTGGCTGGAGCTGTTCAACCGTTGCACATCGGTTCAATACTTGCGAGTAACCGGGGTGGATATGAAAGATGACGGCTCTTTACTCAACAGGCTTATGGGCGTTGGTGGTGTGGACGAGAACGGAGGTAACACCCCGACTTGCCGACTGGTGGGAAAATGCCAGCTCACGACATACATTGACGATGATACCTTTGCGGACATGCAGGCTCATTTCCCGGAATTGGCGATAAGACAGCCGGAATGCACCGTGATAAAGCATCTTGAACATATCTCGGACGGCACAGGATTCAGCAACATTGACAACAAGACCGGGTACGACTACGACAACGCATTTGAACCAAGCGGTCACGTGGCAAAAATCTTGTCGAAGCGTTACCGCTGCCTCGGAAAGAAAACTGCTAACGGAGAGGAAACAATCTGTAAGCTGCATGACAAACATTCCGGCTATTATGCCGATGCCGTGAACGTGAATTTGGCTACTCCTGCCATTCTGACGGGAGCGGAGGGCGATGTGTGGATGTACGAGCCTCACTACTGGTACAAGGGTGTGAACGACTTTCTCAACAAGGCGAAGTACCGCATATTCAGTTCGCTTGAAAACGAGCCGACAAAGGCAGAGAGCGTGAAGTTGATGCAGGGTGACTTGGAGGTTAAGGCTGGTTATGCCGTGCGTATTCAAGTTGACTACAACACGCTGGCAGAAGCAGAAACGCAGGTGTCGCAGAATAGTTACTACACGGTGGATGTCAGGGGCTACAAGCAGGTGCGTTTCCCCGGACTTGTTTCGGCTGTTTACGGTGCGCTCTTCCTCGATGCAGAGGGTAACATCATAGAGCGCATGAAAGCCACTTCGGACAGCGGCATAATCAACGGAATGTACCTTTTCAATGCGATTCCGGCAAATGCCGTAAAACTTGCATTCTCGGTAGTGAATAACGCTCCTTTCGACTATGTGCTGCTAACCAAGTCTGATGAAATAGAAGCCATTGAACCCGATTGGTGCGAGCATAAGGAATGTCTTACAGGTGTATATGAAGCGTTGTTGCGTGATGATATGCTGCGCTCCATCAGTGGGGTTCAATCAGCCGCAAGTATAACGCAGCCTGACTTCAAGCAGTATGCAAAGAACCGTGGAAACGGATTTCAGCTTGTCGATTGGGAAATGCACAAGGATGTCTGCAACCTGTTCTACGCCAAATACGGCAAGGCTGATAGCCAAGGTACTTGCGGATATGGCTCAAACACGAATGGACGTGTTACCGGGCTTACCAACGAGGCAGGAATGACAGACACTTTCGCTAACCCCGACAATACCGAAGAGCAAACGGCATATATAATCGTGGACGGTGTCAAGAAAAACATTCAAGCCCCTAATGTGCTGGGATATGAAAACTGGTACGGAAATAAGGCAGAGTGGATAAACGACACATTCAACGAGGGTGCGGTGGACTACTCTATGCACATCACTATGCCGGACGGCTCTATCCGCAAATTGAAAGGAGATACGACAGCAGGCGAAAGATACCCTATGAATGTGGTGAATGGTCGGTATATGGATGTTTGGGTTGCAAGGGATGGAGGTTCTACATCGAGCTATTATTACGATTATCAGAGTGTTTCAAGTTCCCCTGACCGTGTGGTGTATCGGTCGTACAGCAGTGCGAATGCGTATGGCGGTGTTGCGTTTGCGGGCACGTTCGGCGATTCATCGCACACGTACACGTACATTGGTTCTCGGCTTGCCTTCCGTGGAAAAATCGTCATTGCGAAG